TCCCCGCCACGCCGAATATGCTGACGCCGGATTTGATGTTGCCCGCCACAAGATTAGCGTCGCCTGCTACATATACACTGTTTGTCGTGTACCTCCCTTTTGGAACGGCAAGGTTAGGAGATGTCCCCGGCATCACTGTTGCAAGCCCCTGGGTTGTCAGCTGTTTGGTGGCGTTCTTCGTCCCAGCCGGGACTTTCCCCGCGCTTTGGGTGCTGCTGGCTGTAATAAGTCCGTTTTCATCGACTGTGATACTTGGCGTTGCCTGCGCTACCTCCGGCATGGTCCCGGTCAAAGGATTCCCGGCCTGGTCGATAAGCTGTTTCCCGCTCAGCAGATCAGCGGCAGAGCCGGGGTTGTCAATGGAGGGCAGTTTCTTCCCGGTGACTATGGGATTGAGTATCATCCCGCCACCCCCTTGTGCAAGGTGACGGCAGAAGCTAGATCACGCCCCCCCCCAATTTACATAACGCTTATTGTGCATGTCGTACATAATGGTCCTCCTTCAAATATTTTAGAATGATGCCACAAATCCCCATAGCGCCTCCTATATCAAATCAGAAACATCGACCAAGGGGAACGTGTCCTGAAACAGGTGTGCCACATCTCCCCATTCAATCGTTTGATAACAGCTACCCCCCAGCAGATCTGTTGATTCCATGGATTGATGCCGATGGCAGCCACATCACTGAATTTCCATGATCTCCACGAACGGAACAGCCTCTCCGGGAATTTATCATAAAGGATCTGCAAGAAACCGTGAAAATCCTCTTCACGAGAAAAGTGGATAGGCCTTGCCACCATTTCCTGAAACAGTTCGTCTGTCGTCTGTATCTCCATTTTTCTAGTCCTCCTTAAATCAGGTCTTCCACAAAAACCGCGTCATGGCGGTCTGCCGCGAGAGCGTCTCTGAAAGGGATGCAGCTTTTGTTTGGAACGCATGAAAAGAGCATTCCAGCGTTCAGCCCATATGTGATAGGATAGCAAAACCCTTCCGCCAGGAGGGCTCCATTGACAACATCCATGACAAAGTCCTCGTCTATTTCATCAAAGTCAATTGTCATCCCCTGGCCAAATATCTCCGTGAGCAGCTCGCGCTCCTCTGACGTGTTTTCACAGATCACGCCGGAATGCTCGCTGAAAAACTGCCTCCAGTCCATCTCAAGGCTCCTTTCTTACTCCTAATGCTCACAAAATACCACCTGCTCTCCCCTTTTCAAAGACCAACAGCCTACATCCGTCAGCGCGCACTCCGTACAGTTGCCGCCGCATTCCAAGGCTTCCGGGCTGGCTGTCGTCGTCCCATCCCGATACCGCACATGGGCCTCGGGGAAAGAAAATGGGTTGACCATCGGAAGGCCAACCCATGCGCTGAAAACAATATGCAGATTGTCGGGGATCGCAGCGCCCTCCCTGACCAGCTCGTTGACAAATTCATACCGCTTGGTAAAGCAGAGGATCTCGCAGTGCTGCTGCCGGGTCGCCACCCCCACCATGGTCCTGAGATACTCTATATGGGGAATATCGCCGGACACATGGAAACGGAAGTAGCGCGACATCATAATAGCCGCCTCCACCTCCCGCCAATAGGTCTCGGGATCATGGAGCAACACGTCCAGATTGTGCCGGTAAGCCGCCCTGACATTGGGGCGGAGCTGTTCCAGGCGTTTGGCATAGCACTTTCCTTGACAGGCGCACTCCCGGCAGGTGACGCCGGCAGGAAGAGACACGCTGGGGATCGCGCCCAGTTTGCTGTTGCCGGGGCTGATCTTTACGGTTGACAAGGGTTAGCCTCCTTTCTCAGATCGTCGATCTGTATTGCATCTGCTGCCAGTCAGCGCGTCGGCGGCACAAGTATGCCCAAGTCCAAAAGTTTGGTAATCGCTGCGAGAAATTTTTCCTGGATGATCCGGTCGTTATCGCATTGGATGTCCTCCTCACGGAAGAATTCGGTGAATTGATAGGAGCACATCCCGCCGTAGGCATCAATGGAAAAGCGGAACCGCCCCGCAAACCTTGGGGCGTCCTCGTCGTGTATGCCGATCCAAAAGGAATTGTCCGTGCAGAAACGATGGTCTGCGGGCGTACCGGCACTTCCTGAGATGCACCAGGCGCGGACAACATCGTTCCGCCAGAAGAGCGGCGGCTTGAGAAGGCTCCGGTTTCCTACTTTTAACTGACGGATTTTGGGAATTGTCAGATGATATTTATTCTTTGGTGAGGATCTTTTCCCATTTTCCATACCTCTATCCTTCCGTATGACGCGCATAGTCACTCGACTTCTCTTGTGCAGATCGTCCAGCAATAGATCGTGGCAGGCTGCATTGTCATAGGGTCGAAACCCAGGTGGATCTCGTTATCGCCCTCCCAGGTCATATCCTCCTGCCAGAAATCAGAATCGAATTCTTGCCGGATCTTGTCCGCTTCCTCGATCATCTTCTTTTTCGCGCCCTCATGGCAGGCATAAACGCCCACGATTTCCTCCCCTTCCACATCGGGAGTATCCCAGGTGTGGAGCAATACATGAACGGTCATAGTCAATTTCCTCCGTTGTAGATCGTTTCGTTGTTGTCGATACATATGGAATCATGAAAATTTGTGTTTTCCTTTGCAATATGATAAGATAAATTATCATATTCGAAAGGGGCGATGATATGGAACCCAGCAAGATGGATTTGCTCAGGATGTATTGGGATGAATGGAAGTTCAGACAAGAGGGGCTGTGGAAGCGGATCATCCAATTTTCCATTGTCATTTTCTTTACATCTACCATGCCGATCACCGCAAGGGCGCTCAATGTGGAAGTACCAAGCGTTTCCCTCGCTGTTTTCCCAGCTGTGGGCATTGTTCTCACAGTCTTTTTCTACTGGTTCTGTCTCTGTGAAGCCAGCCGGATCAATACCATCGACGCTAAAATAAAAGGGATCATCTCAGACCTGTTTTCTCCAAAATATGCAAAAACAGACCTGCTGCCGTTTTCAAAGGAAACCGCTTTCCTTATGCCCCTCTTTAAGCACCGCATGGCGCTGTGGGTCCCGGCGCTGCTCTCCGCTCTGCATGTGTTTATTGCCGGTTTCATGCTGTATGTCATATCGACCGGTAAATTGCCGCCCCTTGCATAAAAGGAGCTGCAGACTGGTATGGGCGCCGCGGAAGAAGTGAACGAATTCCTCGATTTGACGGAGGAACGACTCCCGCCCGACCTGATATTCAGCGGCGAGGCGTTTCTCTTCGGCCCCGATCCAGTCCTTGTTCATGTGCCATTCCTCCGCTATTTTCGCACTTCGCTTCTGTGGTGTGCTGTTACGCCAAAGTCTCTAACGGTACTGGGCGAACCAGTCGGCAAACCCTGTTTCAAACACCGCAGTCGGTAGCTATCTCCAACCACATATGCCGAAACGCCATTAACCCGTAAAGTCGTTGCCTGACCCGGACGAACCGGTATCAGGGGCTCTTGAAAACCCTGCGCATGATTTTCTTCTTTTTGACACTCCTTAGATGATGGCTGCTTTTAAGCCTACATCCCACAGAGACGTTTGTGGGAAAACCCATTATTTTTGCCCGCGGTTGTCCCGCGTCTTTAGTCCGGCCTTGTGGCCTGATGGTTCGGCTTTTGCAATGCTCCCCGGGCGGCGTTCTCCTCAAGAGATCCATCATTACGGACGCGGAAACCATGTCTGCGGAGCGGAGCATCAACCCACAGCATAGGTTGTGTGATATCGTACGCCCTGATTTTGATAATCAGGTAGTCCGATAGATGAGTTTATACTCTTTCTCGCTACGACTGGTAGCTATTATGGTGGCTTTCTCCGCTACCATGGAACCCATATTACCCTCCTCCTGAATGGTGCTCCACTGGCATCCGCTATAGATGACCTTGCGGTCCAGCTTGCAGACCACCAGGGAGAAGTCCGCCAGGGTGGAAAAGTCGATACCGTCTCTGATAGCATCGTCTGTGGCGTAGAGCCTGGTCAGCTTTATAACATACTTGCTCTGACCATTGATGGTAGCCACCGAGTCGCTCTCGCCGAAAGCCTCCGGCGCCTGACTGCTCTTGGTGGCCTTGGCGGTATAGCTCTGTACTACAGCTACTTTTTTGCCCTCCAGCTCCAGATAGATGTCGCGGCTGGTAGAAAACCCTATACACTTCATTGCCTCCTCCTCTTGAGCGAGAGTCCTGTTTATCCGTTTTGGGATTTAATACTAACAGATACATCAAATCCACTCCGAATGGCTCTCTCAGCCTCCGCATTGAGTGCAGTTCGGACATCGTCACTGCCAGACCATCCGCGTGCCGAGCCGATAACTTTCTTGATTTCTCGCTCTACAGTCTCCGTTACCTTGCGGTCGAAAATGCTGCTGATCTTGTCCTCGACATAGCTGCCCATAGCAGACCTGAAGTAGCTGTCAATTGTTTGCTGAGTTATTGTACGGATGTCCTCACCAGTTATCCTGGCAGCCTCGATCTGTTCTCGGATCGTCTCGCGGATGGTTAGGCTATTGATCTCTTCCATCATAGCCCTTCGAATCAACGTGTTGATTTCTTGTTGAATATCCATTTTTCACTACCAAACTAATCTTTTATAAATTTCTTACCGCACAAAGGACAATACTTTATTTCCACAATATCCTGCGTCAACAGGCCGATAGTTTGTGGTCCATCAGCAAAATCAAGTACCCTTACACGAAGCATTCCCTGCCGGTTCAGCGATATGTCGATGCCACTGTACTCGATGGTTTGGTTGATTGGGTTAAACTGGTTTGTATTTATTTCGCAATATGGACAACTCATAAACTCACCACCAAATTAACCTTTCATAATGCCAAGTGCTTCGGATATGCCTTGGTATTTGAGAACGTTTGCCTTTTTCTTCGCCTTTATATTGGTTACTTCTTCGCTCGGAAGTTCATGTACAATACCAGCGCCAATGAGCATATCCATCATGGTAACAAGCTGATAATACTCGACCATGAGCTTGTATTCGTTTGTTTCTAAAGTTTCTGGATGGTGATTGTCTGCACCAAACCGCATCACCTTAGAAATCTCTTGTGATACTTCTGCACACTCCTCGGATGTCACAAGGAGCAAATTTTCATGTCTTGTCATAAAACCACGCTTTCCATTCAGATAGGATCGATCTTATCTACCGTATTACGAACAGCCTCTTGCATATCCCCAAAATGCACACATTTATTTACTGTCCCATCAAGTGCCGCTGTAACGCACTTATTAAATGCTTGGCATATACTGCACTCATTCTGTACATTCTTTGCTAAATACCAAGATACGGCAGCATCCTTTGGGGAGACTACAGTTCCCCAATCCGATGAAGATTCTGGAAAAATTATGTTTTTCAGAAAATCACATCCTTATTCAGTGAATACAACTATTCCGGCCTTTTCTAAATCTTCCATGCGCCAGTCGTCTTTATCTGTAATATGCTCTGGAACATATATTGCATCATCGCCCCATTCCCAGCAGAACATTTTAGAACGGAAGAAGTCCTCATTGTCATTGATGTAGACTTCTCCGCCATAGCCGAGTATGTCATCCTGAATATATCGCCTATCTTGTGTGTCGTAGACAAATCCATGTTGGAGCAGGCTTTCTCTTGGAGCAATCAATTTCCACATAAAATCACACTTTCATCCATTTTAGATACGCGGACTGACCGGTATCAAGTTCCTGTAGTGCGGTGTCGCTGTCATCAATCCATTGTTGTGTGGAAACTCCACACTTTTTACATCGACAAATACAAAGCCGTGGCGGACATCCCATGTCATCAAGCTGAAGCACGTTAGACTTCTCCGCCACTTCGTACTCATGTTTGCAGCGGGGACGAAGCGCACGAAGGATAACACGCTGATACCACTTCAAATCCAGGCCAAGATATTCATGTAAAAACGCATCGGGATAACGGCAATAAAACTCATGTAGCTTCCTGTTCATAGGCATATCCTTTTGCTTTCTCAAGGCTGCTGATGTCGACAGCCTTTTGGAAGGGGTCGTTCAGATGAAAAGTTGGCAGAGTACGTGTGTCAGGGTTCCACTGTTTTTTTCCTTCTTCCGTCAACTCGAATCTACCAAGCACACCGCTGTTGTATAGGACAATTCGATACCACCAGTCATCTCCAGACCCAACCTTCCCACAAATATCACAGTAGCTACCCATACGGACCTTGGTACTAGGGATAAAACCATGTACCCGATTCACTTCAACGCCAGGGTATTCAAATACGCACAGCTTGAACACATGCTTATGATCGGCCTTCTTCGGAGAACGTTTAGATGATTTCTTGCGATGCCTGCACCGCTCATCAACCAACTCATTACAAACGTTCATTTTGCTCATAAGATATCTTCACCTACAGGTGCTCGTCTATTCCAGGCAGTTATAGCTTCCTCTTCGGTTTGAAACTCGCCCCAGTCCTGGCAACAATGCAATGATGGGCAGCCGCCACGGTTGTAACCGCAGGTGACGGACCAGTAGCCATGATGCCATTGGGTTCCCGCATCGCCACATCCACAGAATGGGCAAGGTTTTAATGGAGTCATCTCAGATACTCCTTGTAGATGGTGATCCCGAAAACGCGATAGGCGATATAATCGCAATGCTCCATGTAGATACAGCTTGACGGCAAAACCCGCTGCAAAAAGTCAAAAAGTTTCTTTCCGATGTCCATTTTATGCCTCCTCATAATTCAAGACCTGTCTACACTCCGGACAAATCTCATAATAGGGATTCTGATAATATCCGTCGTCGCATTCTCCACCCAGGTTGGCTCCGCAGCACGGACAGCGATTAGGACTCCATCTCTCTCGAATGGGCTTTGATGGGATACACTTTGATACCTCTCGAATTGCGAATTCCAGTTCCTTCTTGACCGGCTTCCAATAATCGCGATAACGATATAGAGACTCTGTAACAAGAATGGCTTGTAAAAACTCAATGCTCTCATGAGCTTGGGCGATTTCCTGCTCTTTTGTCATAACCTGCTCACTCCTCTTCACTTTTTGCTGACCGGATTTTCGCAAAACGGCCAAGCTTCTCACCAAAGATCTGAAGTATTGCAACGAAAACGACGAGCAATACTAGAATAGGCCAAAGAGTGATAATTGCACGCTGAGACTCATCAAGATCCTTGCCGATTTTCCCGGAAAGCGCACTAAGGGAGAAACCGACTATGTAATACGCCGAGATGCAAACTAACGCAATTGCTATAGTCATTTCTCGCCTTTGCAGTATTTGCCTGATCTGCCGACCGGCTCCATTCGCTGTGCCGCGACATCTTGCCAGAAAACTTCACTGTACGGAACAGCGTAGGCAAACCGCCCGGCAAAGTACACGAAGCATTCTTGATCACAATTCATCGGGATGAGCACATATGTCCTGGCGGCAGTCATGGCTTGTCCGCCAATACCGCCGAAACCAAGCGCAGTGCTGCCCCATGTCTGTGTGAAGGTATATAGCTCAAAATCATCAATGGATGGGCGCGGATTTTCGGTGTAGTCGAGTCTGAACGGAAGATCACACTCAATCTCCAACAGCTCCCGCGCCATCTGTGTCAGTTTGTTGCTCATATGTGTTGTCCTCACTCTTCAAAATGATAGTCCTTGGGGCGGATCAAAATTTGGAATAGCTCGTGCAGCTCCTGGAGAGTAAACAGCTTGTCCACAACAACCGCATCGCAGACCCACCATCCTACTTCGTCCCAGGCCATTCCGCCGAGGGCTTTTTTTATGCTCGTCCTCCATATGACGGAAAAATTTGAGATATTCTTCTTTAATCATGCCTTTCAATCGTTTCTTCTCTGCGCTTCCATCCATCGCACTGTGAACAGCTAATATTGGAGCACTCTCCGCACGGCTCTCCAGTTGGGTCCCACCCGCAGCCAGAATCGTGCTGCCCGCCGACCTCATCAACGTAAAAAGTATTATCCTCAAATGGGAAGAATACGGGGATGCAATTTTGCAGCCCCACCTCATCGCCATAATCGTTGATTGCAAGCCTGCCGTCTGGCTTGAGGATGACGCGAGTATCATCCTCGACATATCGCATTTTCGTTGTATCGTATACTTTGTATCGCATATAACAGCTCCTATAGTGCGTCAATAATTTCTTGCATTTCGCAGATCACATTTTCAAGAGTATCCTTACTGTAACTTCGCAGGCTCACATTATCCGGGATTGCTACCACCGCATTGTCTGGGAACGCTGACTTCACACAATTGAATATGCTCTGCATTTCAGCAAGCGAGACTTCTTTCAGGGGGAACCTTAACACAATTGCTTCTGTCAGACGCGGATGAATTGTTTCAACCTGTGGGATCAAATCTATATCCATAAAGTCACCCTTTCATTGTGCGTCTTTGCTCTTAATCCGGACAAAATAAATTTTGTGATAAATCACTTTAGCACTCGTGTCATAAACCATATAGAGATCACCAACAATGTGATACGTCTTACTCGTATGGCAAATATTCTTAAATTTATCCCAGTTTTCGTAGCTTATCGGGTTAATTACATTCTTGAGGACATACCATAGACCCGCTGGAATAAAAACAAGTATGATGGCAAGGACACACCAGGGCTTGATAAACACATAGGTCAACCCGTTAAAATCAAACTCTTCTTCAAGGAAGATAAGTAGTCCTGCGATTGCATAACAAATTAGAAATCCAAGCAGCAAACCCCTTATCATAAAATCCCCTTTTCATTCCCAATTGGTTTCCCATTTCAGATAGGTGTAGCCCAGACAATTTTTTAAAACACGGCATGGAGCGGCACTTTACAGCCATTCGCTTTTGAACCAGTAGGTTAAATTACCCTCTGAGTCGTATTCGTACCGCAGAATTTCTTGGGTAAGGGAATAGTAATCATCATCAAGGGAATGGATCGCCTCCCCATCCCAGCGGCAGGAACCGAACAGCATGTCTTCTCCGTATGGATCGGAGCATCTGACTGTGATGCAGTCCAATGGATGGTCAGGAAGAATATCTTTTAGTTTCATTTAGCAAAATCTCCTAAGTGGTGCTCGGTCTCAAAGGCCATCAGTCTTGTTGTCACGAGACCCAGCATATCTCTGGTAGAGGGTACGTTACACTTACCGGCACGGCATCCCCAACGGGCAACATCAGCTTTAAGCCGGTCGTACAGCTTCTTTTCCCCGACAGTAAGGCCAAGGCGCTGGGCTTCACAGCGGGAAATATCATCCTCACAGCGGGACTCCTTTCCACACGTCTCACAGACAAAAACGCGGTACGATTTCATTAAGTGATCTCCTTATTCCATCCACAGTTCCCGCACTCGAGTTTGTGAATTGGCGGCAAAGTACAGATCTCTATGGGAGTAAGCTCGCCGCCGCAGACCGGGCACTTCCCCGGAACAGGTGATGTATCCGGCACCGGCTGAGGTTCGCACTTTACCAGCAGCTCTGCGTAGTGCTGCTTGTACCAGTCACGCTCAGCCTTGAGCTTCAGGATTTTGTATTTTGCAGTCTCCATGGCTTTGTCGTGCTTTGCTTTCTCCTCAATAAAGCCATCCCATAGGTTTCGTGAAATACAAATAACTCTGTCTGAAAACCTGGCGCCATTTTCAATTTTTGACACCGCATCAATACTTTCCAGAAGTTTACTGTAATCTTCGGATTTTTCTGCAACACCTCGTATGCACTCTTGCTGATCCACATGGGTTACGCCCCTTTCGTCCATCGGTCGATATCGAGCTTGCATTTTCTCAACGCCTCACCCCAGGTACGGCCTTGCCAGTCATAGTGGCGCCCCGGGCCAATGACGTAGCAGTGGAGCGTGATCTGGTAGAAGTCAGGATTGGCCGTGGCGGTTTCGTCCTCAAAGTAGTTCGGATAGGACACCAGCAGCTCCCAGGTTCCCTCATAGGATTTGCAGCCGCAATCTATTTCCAGCTCTTTGGCGATAGCGCCCGCTACCTGTTTGCGCAGAGCGTTGAATTTTGCATATTCCTGTTTGGTCATCATGATGCCTCCTTACAGCTGCTTTAACCACTTTTCAATTTCCTCATCGCCCATGCCGTCCTCCCGGCAGTTTCGGATCAGTGCTTTAGTAAATTTATCCAAATCATCTTCTGGTTGGGAAGTGGACGAGCTGAACCCGCAGGATCTTGCGATTGCCAAGAACAAATCCACGCCATTCAACGGAGCGAAATGGCACTTTTCGCCGTTGTTCAGCAGATTGCAGCCAGAATCTTGCCAGAATTTGTTGTTGTGCCTGCAGAATGTACAGCGTTTGTTCATGTCGTTTCCTCCTCTGTTTCTTAACGTACACGGTTTTTCCAACTTCATCTCCCCACGCATTTTTTTGATTGGATAACCGCTTCACGCGCTTACATCGACCGCAAGTGTGTTGCAAGAGCATCCTCAACCGCGCTCTGAGCTGCCTCATCCCAGTCCATATCGTGATCATCGATATTGCCGAGGCAAACATGGGCGATATCTGAGAGCATAGCTTCATCCTCCAGGAACCGGATGGCCAGATCTCCCTCAGCATCGTCACACTCGGCAAATTCTTCCAAAGTCTCTCTGACCTGGTCGATAAGGAAAATGTGCTGCTGCTCCAGATAGGCGGCCATCCTCTCCTGCTCTGTGAGTTCGATCGCAGTACCGTCTCTTTTGATAATCATATGCCCACCTCTTCAAATCAGATCTTCAATGTAAACCGATGGTTGGTCAACGATCTCCTCGATACAATAAGCATTCCAGACCCAGCCGAGACCGTCATTTTCAGATCGATCTTCTTCCATATCAACTCGTGCCCAGAAGCATTTCCAGACAGTCATAACGGTTCCCAGCCAGTGGTCCATCCGGCCATCAGTATTTTGGCAGCATCGACTATTCCAGTGATCTACAATGCGCACGCGGTCTCCCGGCCGCAATATTGAAATATCAACCATTATCGTTTCCTCCTTACAGCCATAAGGAAATCGCCCGCCGTTTGCTCGGCGGGCGATTTCCTATGATGTATTTCCTTATTCGTTGATGATATGGATCTGGCACGCTTTCATAGCGGACAGAGCGTTGGCGTGGCTCTCAGACGTAACGCCGGCGCAGCAGGCAGCATCCACACAAATGGGCACATCCGGCAAAAATGTTTTGATCGTCATGGCGTTGGAGATCACACAGATGTCCGTGCAGAGGCCAACCAACTGAATTTCCTCGATGGGAATATCCATGTGAAGCGCAGAGAGCGCCTGTGCCAGAGAACGGCACCCGAACGTATTCTTTGTCAGATACGTCACATTGGAAAATGCGGCGTTCTTGGCGGAGAGTATGGCCTGCACGGTATGATCGATTTCCCATCCATAGGTCTCCTCCACACAGTGGATGACCGGCAGCAGCCGCCCCTCCTGGGTGGACAAATACTCCTTATCGTGAGTGTCCTGGGTGACGAAAATATCCCCTTCCCATTGGCTGATTTTTTCCATTACCTTTGGAACAATAGCCTCGGCAGCAGGCGTTCCAAGGGCGCCGGATATAAAATCATTCTGCATATCCACTACGATCAATATTTTCATATAATGCCTCCTGATGATACGTTTGTTCTGATATCCTAGCACAAAAACAGTACGTTTGCAATCCTAAATTCCTGTTGGCTCATTCTGAGCACAGCTTTGCAGATTGTTTCCTTTAGATCAAATCGTCGACAGCGGGCAGATCTGCATCCCATGGGATGAGTTGGCTCAGCGGCCACCAGAATATTTCGTTTTCCAACCTTGCCCCTGGCCCTTCAATGTGGGTGATCTGTAGAGGGCACCTCGCAAATGCGGCGTTCCAAGATGTTGCACAAATACCATAATGCATTGAACCGCCGGGATAAGGCCGCAGGCAAACCAGATCGCCTACCCGGAATTGTCCATTCATATCAGATCCTCCAGTTCAACGCCAGTTTCATAACATTCAGCCGCTGGGATCTTCTGAACCATATTTTCTTGTAGAAAGGGCTCATACTGGATGATTGACTGACAAGTGCAGGTCTTGCCGTTTTCAAAATACGCCTTCCAGCGGTCTTCAATATCTTCTCCATCACCGGTCAGTTCAAAGAAACAGCCTGGATACTGCACGGACAGCTGCAGCAGATCGGTTTCCCACTCATACCATTTTGCGTACCCGCTGGCATAGACCCTACTCCCTACAGATGCTGTGTCATTAAAAACACAGAGGTTGTCCAGGTCCTTCAGAAGCTGATCCCGCATGCCGGACATAACATGATTAACCGTCAAATCAAATGTCGTATAGTAGCCCATATTCTTTCTCCCTTAGATCAAATCGTCGATGTTTGGCAGGAGCGCGTCGTCCTTCATCAGCCACTCCTGGAAGGTATACCATGTGTGCTCGTTGACACCGCTGGCATCGGACAGCGTCCCATTTTCCAGGAGCGTATGCGCCATATCCCGGTTGATCCTGGCGATACAATGGGGAAATTTCTCTCCAAGAGCCCAGCGGAAGCCGGCTGTTTCAGGCATCAGGGCAAATTGCGGAACGAAACCAAACTTCCCCAGCATGGAATATCCGGCGGCGTGCAGCATGTTAGCCAACTCCAAGCACTCCTCCTGTGTATCGCAGAGGATACACTCCCCTCTTTTCAGCAGCATATATCCCACTCCTTTTTCAAATCAGCTCCAAAACAATAGGGTAAGGCCATCCGGGTTGCGTCTGGGCCATAACGGCATTCCCTCCCGCCACATTGCCTTTGAGAGCAACACCATGGCCTGGACCATTAGGGTCATGACATTTGAAAATCTGGAAGCCGCCGCCCCGGCGGAAAAATTCATGGATATCCATATCGCACTCCTATATTAAATCGGAAACGTCCACGAAGGCAGCATGGACCTCCGCCGGGAACAGGTCTGCCGCAGCGATGTGCCTATAGCCAGTGATTTCCCTGCCGTTTCCATATGCATTGACCCCACGCGACGTCAAAAACAAATATTGCCAGTAACTGCTTCCATCATAGGATCGTTCCCAATTCGTCCGCGGCACCCCATAGATGGTTTCCATCAGGGGGGCGACGATCAGCGTTTCTTCCTGAGAGTCACACACGACAAAGCTGTAGTCGCCACACCCCTGGACGCCGATCGCTTCAATAAGCTGTTCCCTTGTCAAAGCACATCCTCCAAAAGCTCGCAGCGGATATGGAGGCTGACGCTCTGTCCCTGACGCGCTAGCCGCCGCAGGGAGTTGGCGACGTGATCCGCGTCAAAGGCGCCGCGAAACCGGAGGCTGAATTCCTCCAGGGAGAGCGGCACAGTTTCCTGGGCAGGCCGCGGATCCTCCTGGGGCTGGGGCGCTGGTTCCTGTCCGGGATGGAAGAAATTCATCAGGAGTATTCGCTGCCCGTTCGTCATACGGCTGCCGCAGGTGAAAAGGCCGGAAAGGTCGCAGTCCGCCACAGAGCGGCGGAAGGTGCTGATGGAGACCCCAAAAGCCTCGGCAATAACGCTCATGGTGGCTCCGTATGTATGGGCCAGGAAAGCGGTATACTGCCGCCGCAGATCGGCGGGCATATCCCGGAATTCCTGGAAGGTCATCGGTTCGCTGAGTTTGTAGCTTTTTACTTCTCCGTTCATTCTCTCCAGCTCCTTCTTGGTTTTATGGTCGGACGGCAGGGACACATAGGCGGTCCTGCTGCCGCTTCTTCTGCGGCGGGCGCTGTGTCCGGCGGACTTTTTCTCCCGGATATCGCCGTAGAATACGGACTTGATCTCTCTGGCGTCCATCATGCGGGGTGTGTGCCCCTCCTTTCGTAGGTGGATTGATGTTGTCTGCGATCCATGAGGCCTGTCTTCCTGCCGGGCTGGGCGCCAGCCGGGCAGTGAAGACAGAGCCGAGTGCACGGGCCTGCGCCCGCTTGGCGTTAGCAATTTTTGTCTGGCTGCGTTGTACGTCCGCGCTGCGCTGGACGTTTCTCCGTGATGCGGAAGAAGATTTTCATCGCAGACTGTGTTTTGGTACTGCTGGATAGATTTCTTAGGTCAGGGCGACCTGGTCTCTGAAGGGTACTGTCCTTGAGACTTTGATGGTGATTAACGCTCGGTCGGACGGTTTAAGGCAGTGCAGGGGCTGGATGTCTGGGGATCAGCTCCGATTCCGGTGAAATTGCCGTGGTTATTTCCTTTATCCGATGAGAGCCTCACGTCCGTGTCTTGTATCGCGCGCCGCGGCAGCCTGGCCGGCTGCATCCGTCCTCCGGCCGAACCTGTGCTCCCGCGTTCCGCTGGGAGCTTTGCTTGAGCAAGCAAATATACCAGTACCAAATGAGAGTTTTATTTTTCCGCTGAGAAGCTTTCTGAAGAAGGCCTCTCAATTGACTGACTTATGCGGCGATATCCTGCCGCAGCATTTCCTTGACATCCCCGCCGAACTGCTGCCCGTAGAGCTCCAACACAGCCTTCATCCAGGCCGGTTCCACCATGGCGGCATAGGAGATGTTTCCCTGGAGCCGGTTCAATTCACCAACAGGTGTGGGAATATGGTTTTGCCGGTCGGTGAGATAATTGAAGATCCAGGCGCGCAGATCCCGCTTCCGCCGGTGGCCCAGCGTGATCTCGTTGTCTTTATTCACCATAAGCCCCAGCATCCAGTTCCTGCCGGAGCGGGACCCATAGTGGGTCTTCTCCGGCTTGATGCGGAACGGCGCATGGTTCTTTTCCAGGACCCGGTCGATGAGAGCGACGATCTTCCTGTAGTCAAAATCATACCGGGAACTGATGGTGATATCGTCGGCATAGCGGGTGTAGATATAGCGGTTCTTTTCGTAGTCCCGCAGTGTGTTGCTCAGCTCGTAGTCAATGGGGATCATGACGGCGTTGGTGAGCAGAGGAGAGATCGGTGTCCCCTGCGGCAGCCCCCCATTCAGGAAACAGAGGCTGAGGGCCTTTTCCAAAGCTGCTTTCCCCCGCGGGTAGCGGACCACCTCGCTGAAAGGGAAGATCTGGCTGAACTGCGCCATGGTAAACTCCAGGGTAGTGCTGCCGAAGAAGTTGGAGAAATCTGTTTTCAAATACCATCGGGAGTCGTTAGCCTGGTGCCGCCTGGCGGCGTCCACCGTGCATCTGCCGGTCACGTAGGCGTAGGCAGCCGTGTGATGGAGTACACGGAAATCCGATTCAAAAATCGATTTCAATATCCGCAGAGCCAGATCCAGATCAGCATGCGGCTGGTCAATGGGGCGTTTCCCTTTGCCGTTTTTCTTGGGGATCTCATAGTGGCTGTAGAGAGACGCGCGCTCCGCCTGAAACAGCGGCTCAAACTGCTGATTAAACTGCTCCAGACGGCGGATCAAAGCAGCCACGTCCAGCTGCCGGTACAGCTTATCGCTGGGCCAACTGATCAAATAGGTGCGGGTGGCGCCCTTTACATTTTTCCAAGGGGGGGCCGGGACGGCCCGGTCCAGATCTCCAAAAATCAGCTCGTCCAGAGAGAACTGATGGGATGCAGGCATCTGCTTGACCGTTACATATGGCATAGGGTTTCTCCTTTCTTGAAAGTTTTGTTCTGTGATGTTCCTGATACGATGATGAGTCGTACAGCTAGGGCTCTCGTATTGGCCAACACAATCGTGATTTGGTCTGCGAATGGCATTTCATGGCTCTGGGTCTCCTTGCGGCTGGGGCGTTTGCCGATATAGTGTCGGTACGCTTGGTTATTGATCCTTCTCACGCCATCGCGACTATACGCGACAGCGTAGTCTGGTCCATATTTTCCCGCCGCCGAATTCTTGCTCCCGCGTTCCGCTGGGAGCCGGTTTTGACAACCGTATACAACATCACAAATTAAATTTCTTGATGATACGCTGCTCAGAACGCATCCAGGGAGGGCAGGAATGCGTCCGTCTGAATGGTACGGCGGAAGGTCTTCCCTTCCGATTTGACGAAGTTCATGAAATTGCTCACCGCCAGGGAGCAGATCAGATAGACTGTCGTGCAGACGGAGAGCGCCGTGTTGCAGGCGGTGTGGGGCGTTTCCGCGGCGGCCTGTTCGTCCGTGAAGTCCATAGTGCCGATGAAATTTCGAACGCTCAGGCTGTCGTGCCAGTCAGCCAGATAATGCTGGGCGTCGGTGAGGCTGATGCGGACGTCGCTCATGACTGCAATGGATGGGTTCAGCTTATGCTGCTTAGCAATCGCTTTTCGGGTGGCGATACTATCCACGCAGAGGAATACGCACCCGGAGAGCGGCTGATCCTCATACCGTTCCGGGACAAGCCGGATCTGTTCCCCAATCCCGCTGTTGATCTCCGTCAGGATCTCCCCCAGCGCGTCCACCTTCTTTTTCCCGACATCCTTCTCCCGGAACATCTGATTGGCGATGTTGTGGGGCTCCACCATGTCGTCGTCGTACAGGACAAAATCCGTCAGGCCGGCATGGGCCAGCATGACGGCAATGGTGCTTCCAACCGCCCCGCATCCGATGATATGGATGCGGCCCCGGACCATGGACGGATGAAAGAATCCTTCCATTTTAATGAGATCCATATTTAAATCCCCCTTCCCGCGCAGGACACCCAGCGTCCTGCCTCGTCATAGCAGCCATATGGTTCGTCGTCCGCATCATATCGGTCGCCATAAGGGTCCTCGTCGTAAAGATCGTTGGCCCATTTCTTTTGGGAAGCTCCTGTCGTGGGGCTGGCGGTCTTGCCCGCAGTCCCAGCTGTGGAGGCGGGCGGCGTATAGCTGCCGGGGTAGGAAGTCCGCCCGCCGCCGGAGGTGGTCGTCTGATATGTCTGGACAACCATTTCCTGTGCGGACTTCAGGAACGGCTCCGCCTGGAAAGTTTCATCCCCGATGTAGACGTCAACGTCAGCGGTCTCATACATGACGCCGAACTTGTTGTCATAGAGCCGGATGAACAGCTTGCCCGGCTTGTTCATGATAAAGAAGAGATAGAAATCCCCGGGCTGCAGCATGTTCGTCAGATCCCGCTGGAGATCGTCGTCGGTGGCGCTGGAAAACGTATCCATATTGACATGGCTGTGGCCGTGGAAGCGGATCTTGCGGAGCGTTTCTGTGGGGAACCGGTCCAGCCACGCGCCGTGCTTGATCTCATCCGTTGTGATATTGGCCCCGGTGACACGCTGTGGGTAGACCATGACATCCTCCAGCAGGAACCGGTCATCCGCCTCCGGATCCCGGCAGCAAACGCCCTGCCAGCCGACTTCGCTGGTGAAGTGCTGAATGAGCAGCTGCATCTTGAGCCAGGCCATCGGGGCGACAACCACTTTTACCCGCCTGGGCGCGCCGGCGGGAAGCGGCATTCCGCTCAGGACGCGGGGATCGAACTTTCCCGCCAGGAGGCGGGCGGCCTTCAGGTAATCAATGGCCTCCTGGTGCAATGTAAAGTTTTTCATACGCTTTCTCCTTCTCCTTCTGCTCACAGCGTTTCCAAATACTCCCGGCAGGTCATTGCGGACCCATCGCGCAGCAACAGACACTTCTGCTGACTGGAGCATAACCAATTCGAGAACTTGCTGATGGCGCTGTCGTGGATGGTGATCTGGCTGGTGGCCGCAACCGTTACTGCCACGGCGCCGGCGTAGTCTCCGGCAATCAGGGCTTCGTTCAGGTTGTCAGCGTGGGAACCCCAGCAGCCGTACCCCATCAGATGGGGATTCATGAGATAGTCCTTCAGCTCCGGAATCAGAGGTCTGTCCTCATGGATGGTGATCCCGATCTGCTCATCCGTATAGCGGAGGTCGAACGCCGCCGCCATCCGAATTCGCACCGTCCGCTCCAAAAAGATTTCCTTCAAAAGCTGCTGGAACTTTCTTTTGGGAATATCATGGTTTTCGCAGCCATCATAGAGATAGCCGCTCAGCGTTTTGATATAGCTTTCAGCCTCCTGATCGTCCCAATAGGTCATCTCGCTCTTGACCCAATAGGAAAATCCGCTTTGGGTCTGTCCATCGAACACCAGAGCCTTATTCGTCAGAAAGTATGTCAACAGCTCCTGATCCGCGCTTTCGTCCTGTCCGGCGGCATAGCGCAGCCCGTACAGCTCGATCATCTTCCTGTCGCGTTGGGCGGTCGTTGCCCGAATTCTGTCCTGGTACGTCCGCAGATCTCTTGTCAGATTCTCGACGGTCTTTTCAACCGTCTTGAGCCGCTGTTCCCTCGCCCTGCCCGTGAACTTAGCCAGCTCCCGGCGGATCGTGGCGCCGCGGAAATCGTGGCCGGCCTCAAACCGGCTCATGATTTCCCGGTAAGTGTCCAGAGACACGGCTTTGGCCGAAGACAGGCAGCGTATCATTGCCTCCTCATCCTCCGTGAAGGGATGCTCCAAGAAGAAGTTTTTGAAATAGCTGCGCATGAAGACCTGAATGATATGCCATTTCCTGGCGTTCATGCTGTCCGTGAAGATGACAGTATTGGCAATATCATCCTGGATAAAAGTCAGGATATACGAAGGAGTTTTCCCATCATGGAACCGGCTGTAGATCCGCTCATGGAACTCATGCCCCGGGACGCCGGTTTTGCGGATGGCGTCCGCCACGTGAGCCATAGTTTCATGATCGGCAGAAATGCTCACTACAGTGACGGTGTTCCGGGCGGAGACGTCCGCCAGATCCAGCAGGCCGGACGCCGGGTTCTTTCCTTTGCCGGAAGGAAGCTGGTCCACCTGCCGCAGGCGGAGATATGCCTCCTCCCCGGCGGGGAGACGGGAAGGCAGCAGCGCACGCATGGTCGCCAGCCAGCTCACGTCCTCGTTATAAGTATCACAGTGGATATGGGGAAAAATTTCATCGGCAACGTCTGAGGCGAGACGCACCTGATCTTTTGTGATCGTGCCAGCGATCATGTTCACTACTCCCTTTCAAAATGGATTTTCATTGCGCCGTGGAGAGAGGTTTTCTTTTTTTGAACCCCTCTCCACGGCCATCGGTTACTTCCGGCCGCCGTTGGCAGGCTTGACGCCGCTGAGGATCAGGGTGGTATCGGCCGTGATGTCGGGGTGGGCGGAAGCGATCTCGTCAAAGCTCTTATCGGCTTCGTCGGCGGTCAGGGGGATGCCGTTGATCTGGAGATTGTAGTTGCCCAGGGTAACGCCGTTGTCGCGGATGAACGCGCGGGGCGTGACGCTGCCGTCCACACACTTGGGGTCGATGCGGTCCAGATTGTTCTTGTACATGACCTGATACATAATTTTGTTCTCCTTTTTTGATATGTAAATTCGTTAATGATGTGTGATGTTCCTGATGAGGCGGAGACCGGCGCGGCGCGCCGGTCTCCTGGCGGGGATTGTTACATGACTACGTCGATGAGGCCGGAGAGGAACTCCTGCTCCTCGGCGATCTGGGTGAGAGCGGGCTGGAACTGCTCCTCCACCTTGCGGAGGTTCAGGATGGCGGCGCCGAACTTCTCAGCCACATACTTCTTCACGTCCTCGTCGGTGCCCTTGCCGCTGATGTCCACCGTCAGCATGGCCTTCTTGGGCGCGGTGTTGGTGTCGGCGCTGAAGGTGGCGCCGAAGGTGTTCAGAGAGCCGGTCTTGCCCGCGGCAACCCGGAAATACTCCTGCTTCTTGCCGTCCACTTCCTTGGTGAGCGCCAGAGCCTCGCTCTTGCCGGCCTGCAGCTTCTTCAGGTCCTCCATCGTGACCTCAGTGGTTACTACCAGGGAATTACCGATTGTTTTGATCTTCATGACTATTTTCTCCTTTTCAAAAATGTTGGTCCCATTCAGTATGATCCGCCATCGCCGCGGGGAGGCAGGGGCCGTGATGACATATAAACAGCGCCGCCCACGAAAGGGCGGCGCTAAATGAGGTCGTCTAAATTTGGAATATACGGCACACCATATTCCAGCCAGGTGTATGTGTGGGAATAATTGTGCTGTGCATAGTCTTCAAAGCCGTAGCCGACATATCTGGTATCGTGATACCGGTTATAGATCGGCCATTCCGGTATGCGTCTACGGTAGTGGGGCGGACCGGCGGAAATCCTGTGCGTATCACATTCTTCTTGAAATGCCAAAAACGTTTCCACCGAAGGAAAGAAAACCAGACACCTGGAAGACGCCAGGAACGTCTCCCAGTCAAATGGCTGTTTTATCATCGATTCCCTCCTCAGATCAAATCGTCCAGATCAGGCGGCACATCATTGTGAAGAGCGAGCTCTTCCAATTCATAATTCCAGCCGTAACCCTCCTCTACCCGCCCAGCGCAGTCATGTAAACGGGGATGATATTCGTCATGCTGAACAGCATATCGACCATCCCTCAGTACACAGAACACGGTTCCAACCATCCCTATCTGGTGGGGCATTGTCCCATTCCATTCCTTGTTTGCAACACAGATCACCCGGTCGCCGATTGAAAACATACTTATCCCCCTTTCTCGTGTCAAATCAAGCCGGAAACATCCGGCGGGTCATCTTTCTCTGCAAGGCCGGCAAACATATCATCTGTCCACCAATACCCAGCTTCTTCAAGGACATACTTACCGCAGGTTGCTGATCGAATCGTTACGATCTGTCCTTTCCAACGAATCATTGGCTCTACAACCGCATCTCCGATATCACAACCATCCATATAATAGACCTTGCGCAAGACAAGGTCATCCCGCACCAGGACGCGGTCGCCGGGTGCATACTTCGCCATAGGAGCCTTCCTTTCCTTAAATCAAATCATCAACGTTGGGCAGGTCGTTTCTGTTGGGAACCTGGATAATGGTCCACACGCCGTGTTTGATATAGTCGGTGATCTCTTGTTCGGAATAGTTTTCATAGCGTTTTCCGGTTGTCATACTGACTAGATAACTGCTGCTGCCGTCTATTACATATTCGTAACGAGGTCTGGAAGAGCCATAGTATTCAATAACGGCACGGCGCGGGATGTTCATGGCGCCAGCTCCTCATCTTCTTGGGACGCCAAGATCCTGCGGATGGCTTTCTGCTGTTTGCTTGTCAATGTTGCGAAATCCAGCTCAAAATCGTCGCAGCCCCTCTTGGGGTATGGCAATCCGTCGTCGCAATCCCAGGAATATCTATACCGGCAATGCTCGCATACAGTCACGATAGACTCCTCCTTTCCATGTCTCTATATCAGGTCGCTCAGGTCGATCCATGGGATTTCTTCTACAGGGGCGACCATATCGTCATCTACATACCACCCATAGCCCCTCTCGCAGTTGCCGTTGCAGCTATGAAAATTGGACGTGTCGCATTCCACTTCCCAGCAGACGCCAAAGCGGCTGGGCCCTCCCAGCATTCCCATGCTGTCGACCACGGTGCCACAGATCCCAGTGCGGAGGACTGGATTACCCTCCGGATAATCCACCAGCAGGCAGACGCGGTCGCCTTTTTTATACTGGAATTCGTCCATGGTTTCCTCCTTCTGTTAAATCAAGTCGTCAACATCAATACCAATGTCGGACCCGATTAGGTGAGCAATTTCGTCATACAGGACTGCTGATGATGGCCGGGCAGCCGAAAATTCAATCCCGTCTGAAAACGAAGAGCACATGACAGTGGGCCAATGACAGCTTTCTTTTATATCGGCTTCCGGGTCTGCAAGCATCTTTTCAGACCAGCCGGAACCCCCATGGGGAATTCCATGATCCAGCAAAAATTGAATGACAGTGGCGCGGTCGCTGCCATTATCACAGTAGACGGAGATACGGCCTGCGCAGAACGCATCCAGAAATTCATCCAAGCTCACGGCAATACGCCTCCCTCTCCTCCTCACTTTCCTCTACCACCCAGATGGGGATTGCCGTCAAACCGAGACGTTTGGCAGCCACATAGGCGCTGTAGCCGTCCGTCAGCGTATGCCAGAGCTTGGTGACCTCAATTCGGGTTTGAAAGCTCCCACACAGCGCATATTCCTGCTCGCGGGTTCGGATCTTCCTTCGGCTGGGCGGCGTCATGAGGAATTTTGCCGGCACATCGATGGAACGGGGATTTGCCCAAGCGTGTACCGCCGTCACCGGCCGGAGAGCTCCTGTCGCCCCAGTGCGGTCTGTCATTTCCTTTACCTTCTCCGGGTCGCAGGAGGCTTGGCCGACTGCGATGGCAAGAGCTTTTCCCTGGCAGGTATCCACCTCCAGTCTCGTCCCCGGGACAATCATGAAGGCGAGGCTGGCGGGGACGGCAAAACAATAGGTTTTCTTGGCGCGGGGGTGGTGCTTGACCTCCACCACATAGGGGTATGTCGCGTTCATGACGTTTCCTCCTTGATTTTTCGTTTGACCGCACGCGCCTCCCTGGCGGGCGGCGGCATGGGCATCCATGCCTTGACAGGCACATGGGTGGCGAATTTCCCTTTATAGTACCGGGAAGAGGTCACGCGGTCCGTCTCTGTTGTGATGATGATTTCCGCGTATTCCTCCGGCGGGTCGGTTTTGGGATCCCGCCAGGGCGGGGTGAATGACATGGGGGTACTCCTTTCGTGGGGATTTTTAATGGTGTCGGTGGCGGGGATTGAACCCGCTTGCCTGATGTGGAAGGCAGGAACAAATTCCAGATTAACATTTTTGAGAAAATGGTCAGAGATTACATCAGGGCACCGACAGATATGGACCATTTTCTCTTACAATGCACTTTTCATATGCAGTCCTTCATACGTCATGATTTTCTGCAAAGCTTCTTTCATATCCTCATAGCAATAATAACTGGCGTGGGAGGCAGCATTGTCAGGCGTGTTTTGATTGGTTTGGGCCACGACAAAGGGGTGTTTTGCTCCCCGGTCCAGCAGAAGAGAAATTTTTCTGCCAAGACTTTCCCCTTCGCACACAAGTATCATGGATGCGCCCCCTTCCGGACAGCGTAATACTGATCCCCGATCTCATCGTAGTAGTAGGTATAGTATTTGCTGAATTCTTCGTCGTTTGTCCGCACCACCTGGTAGAAGGTATTGGGCTCTGTATGCTCCATATCCTCCGCTTCCTGTTGCGTCAGCAGGAAACAGTAGCCCATTTCCGTATTCCGGACGTACTCCGCACTGTCATGCGCGCACTCATACTCAAACCAGGTTCCCTTTTTCACAGCTTCGCTGAACGTATCATGGATCTCTTTTGCAGTCATGCCCACTTGATATACCTCCTTGTTGTTCTGCGGCTGCGGCGGAGCTTCTGCCGGGTCAGCCGGATCAATGTCGTAATGCCGCACAGAATAAGGCCGGCAGCCAGCCAAAGGACAAACAGCGCCGTGACGAAGACGACTAAATTCGCAGTGGGGCCGAATACCAGCACCGCGTCAAAAGCTCTTAACAGCAGCTCCATACTACGCCCCCAGGAGCGCAAGCTCCATATCCTGCGCAGCCATCCGGAGCGCAGTTTCTGCATTCACCGGCCTGCGGCGGTCGGCTATCACACGGGCGTCGCGGTATGTATGTTCCAGGTGGCCGGCGTATTCCATTGGGAATTCCCCAGCGGGCAGCCCCACCCGGTCTTTCAGCACCAGCACCTCGCGGACAGGGTCCTCGCGCAGATCACCGCCGCCCAGAAGCATGGCGAACACCTTTCTGTCCTCCTGCTCGGCGGAAGTCAGGGGCCGCTCCGGCAGGCTCAGGAATTCCCTCATGGGATAAACCTTCCCGCAGTGGCGGCAGGCGGCCTTTGCCCCTCCCCAGGTCGTGGTGAAGGTCCAGCCGCCGCAGGCGCACCGTCTCATTCCCGTGCGGGTGTTCTTATCACCCAGTTTATCCGCAATATGGACGTGTATCCGCTGCGGTTTCTTTGTGTGGTTCCCGCTGTAGAAGCCTCCCTTTCCCTGCTCGGTGATGGCCTGCATTTCCTGGCTGATGGCATAGCAGTGGACGCCGTGTTTGCTCATGATGTTCTCCTCCTTATCCTGTTTTCCATTTTCTCAAGCGTCCAAAAGGGCGCAAAAATGCCCGCCAGCTTGCTGGGCTGGCGGGCATTTCTCTGCTCTTTTGTGATTTTGGCGCAGACTATCCCTGTGAAAAATCAATTTTCCAAATGATTTCACTGGATAGGGCGCGAAGATTGCCCCACAGGCGCGGCTTTCCTTGACTGCTTAACCAAGACGTGTTATCCTATCGGTGTTCTTAACTTACCCCTGGAGGAACGAAGCGGACGCTTGACAGCTGAGCTGAAACTTCGGCCCAGAAAGGGGGACACCTGTGGAAACTATCTTGCTTTCCATCACCTGCAGCTTAATCGCTGGGGTCATCTTGGAGCTCGGTAAATTTGTCATTCGGCATTTCTGCCACTTCCGGAGAGTCCGTTAAGAAAGCGCCGGGTCGCGTCACCAGATACCGTGACGGGCCCGGTTTGCGCATGTGGGGCATGGTATGAAAAGGGTTTTCCCTTGACATTGATGTTGGAGAGGGGCGCCGCTCATGCAGCACCCCCTCTCCGTTGACATTTCCTTCACAGACTGGTAAGATGGATTTGCCCAACTGGGGCGGGAAAGGAGACTGTCATTTGAAACAGTTTTTGAACTCGCCTGTCTCTGAAGTAATGCCGATGCGTGGGCGAACACAGCCTTGACGCTGTGACGCGGGACCTGACCGCTGAAGTGATGGCTCCTTGGGTAAGAGAGAACGCTCACATCACGTTCATGTTGATGGCGGGGAAAGCGTGCATATGCCAGTTGCTCAATTCCGGGCTGACGCCCAACCGGAATAAAAGGAGTCCTATTTTGTGAGCAGCGGAATAGGCGTCGCCATCTTCATTGCGCCAAGGATCAGGGAAAACAAGCCAGGGAGAAAGCGCCGGTTGATGTGGCCGGCGTTTTCTTTATGCCACGCCGTGCCCAGTATGTATTGTGGACACAAAAGGCCCCCGATTAGTTCGGGGGCCTTAGTCTATCCAAAATAGTTTACTTTTCACCAATAATTTGCAGGTATGCGTCGTACAAAAGCATATTGTCCTTATGATTTCGCTTTGATTTTCCCAGGCAGAGGCGGACCTTGTCAGCGTTCTTCACAGCACGAACATCTACACCGGCCTGGTCCATTTGATGGAGACGATAGAAATTTCCGGATCGCTGGACGTTGGTATAATTGATAACTTTGCTGTTTGGTAATTGCTCGTGGAGCTTGTCATTAAAAATTGTGATCCAGGCTCGCATGGATTTTGTAGAAATAGGCTGTCCTACTTTTTTGCTGTCCTTGTCTACCATGCGCTTGATAAAAAACCCCAAATCATCCGCATACACTGGATAAGTCTGGTTTTTCGTTCGCTCGGAAGTTTTTATGGTACTGTATTCCTGGAGCAATTTCCGAATGCAATCGGGCATATCTGGCGCTATGACAGAGCCATTTGCACTATAGATTTTCCCTGCCTTGACATCTACACACTCCGTCGGCAGGCGGATAGCGTCATCCAAATCTACACCAAGCCACGCCATACACAGAGCTGGTATAACTGACTGGGCAGTTTCCACATGATAAACAACGGCAATGTTCTGCAGAAGTTCCTCAGGGGTTTTGATGATCGTTGGCGCAAAGTATTTCGCGTACGGGAACATATTTACTTTATATTCCCGGATGTGATGGCCGGAGAGATTGTGCAGAATGCAGTACCAGTCGGCATAGGAAGCCACTAATCCCAATCTAGTGCGAACTACATCAGGCTCCATAAATCCAAGCAGTTCAAAAAATTGTTGCAGTTCGTTCACAGAAAAACATGCAAGGTCGTGGCAGACTGATTTCTCAATAGTCTCAGACGCTAGAAACAGTCCTATTACTCTGCTGACAACACTATTCGAGCATTCCGTTAGATACTTTTCCTTGATTTCCGCATTGAACATAGAGCACCCCCGCTGATACATACTCTACGCCTATTTTACTTTTTGCGGTTGCAAAAGTCAAGTTTTGGCGTATGTATTTGCGGGAGGGCTAGTTAGTAGTATGAGCGGGGGGGCGATGTGCGGGCGCAGAAAACCCCGCTGTGTTATAGAGCACAGCGGGGTTATTACTCACTTTCCGAACAAATCTGCATGGGTGCCTGTTCTGGATGCAACCAAGATTAGTTTTTCGCCGTCGATTGCATAAATCAACAACCAATCAGGCAAGATGTGACATTCACGAAATCCGACATAATCCCCTGTTAGGGCATGATCCCTGTGTTTACCGGCAAGTTGCTTTCCTGAACAGAGATCGTCTAACACAGATTGCAACAGAGCAAGATCATAACCGCGTTTCTTAATAAGCTTATAATCCTTGCGGAATCTTCCGGTTTCAACAAGAGTCAACACGGTTCATCCTCCGTTTCTGCGTCCAATTCCGCAAAAAGCTCACTGGCAGAATGATACTGCTTCGCAGGTAATTTTCCACTCATGATTTGCCTTGCCTCTTGAATGGCGGCTTCTGTTTCTGCATTATAACGCGGATATTTAACATCAAACGGCAGACCGCCCTCCATCAAGGATTTTCGCAAAAAAATTGTAATGGCATCACTAATCGTAATGCCAAAGCTCGCAAAAAGCTTTTCTGCACCGAGTTTCGTTTCTGCGTCAATGCGCACATTGATACTAGCAGATTTTGCCATAGTGGTTCACCTCCCTTGTCTATGCTTTGTTATAGTATATCACATTTGTAATGATATTGTCAACACAACGCAAGACAAACAGATGATAATATGGGCTAAGGGTTCTCTCGTACCATTACGCTACGGTTTCCTCGCTGGCGGGCTCCTCAGCTATCACGGTCACTTCCCCGCCTTCGGCGGTCTCAATATATTCCTGAGGCTGGGTGCCACCCACTGTCGGATTCTGCTGGCCGGACTTGTCCTTTTCCTGGGTGTTCTGGAACGCATATGCCAAGGAGTGCCGCCGGGTGTAGATCGCGCGGAACAGGAATTCCTCCATGCTGGCGGCGTTGCGGACGGCGAACTGTCCCGCCTCATCGGTAGTGGACTTCTTCGCAGAGATGAGCGCAGATGCAAAATACCGCACATCGGGTTTCAGCATTTTTGGGGCCACCTCGTCAGGGAGAATAGCCGTAACAACTTCATTTAGCAGGGCTACCAGTTTCGTCATGGACACACTGCCTCCACGGTCAGGCTGCCAGATGGCACCCATCTTCTTCCGCTGTTCTAAAAGCTTCGCAGACATGGCATTACGGACCACGTACTGACGCCCGGCAGCATCCGCACGGTTCACCACTACGTACTCGCAGAAAACGCGAAGCATCGTAGCCCAATTTTCCATACGGGCCAGATGCCCATTAGAATCGGAGGCATCATGAAACGCCTTATCCATGGCGGCAAAGCTCACGCGCTTTGTAGCAGCGTTCTCGTCATCCGGGGTCCGCAGGGAATATTTACCGGTTTCTTTGTCCTGGTCCAGCCTGTACACTAGAACAAACTGATGATCGATGTATTCCGGCCACATAGCGGCGGGATCCATGTTTAACAGCTCCTCAATACGCTCCTGCGAGATCTGATCGTTGACCGCTTCTACAGCCTTCTTTACGTTCTCCAGTTCAACGCTGGAATCAGCTCCCGCCTTAACGGCGGCGTTCAGTACCTTTACGGCCTCCTGCATGGTTAACACTTTCTTCTCCATAACGCTACTCATAATAGTTACCTCCAAATTCTCAAAAATATTTTTTTGTGGTTATACGCTCAAGCGGACGCACTTTCCGGGTGGAAAATGCGCCCTATCAGCGTATAACGTGCCGTATCTCATAACTACGGCACGTTTGTTAACATTATGTTTTGTGTGCAGTGTTCGCGCATCATGCACAATTCACCGCACCTTACCCCGCCGAACCGTCTAAATTCGGCTGATAAGTCAGCCGTGCAGTCGTGGCAATCAGTCCCGCATTTACGGCTTGACGCTCTTGCACGTGGGCCACTTGTTTTCCGGCAGGTATCACCCTACCCCGGGGCGGCGGCATCCGCCCGGCTTGCTACTTTCAGCGGTTCAGATTTACAGGTTGTAAGGCTGTAAACTTCCCCTAAATGCGCCGCTAGGGTATGTGTAGCTTGCGCCACTACACGCCAGCCCCGAACGCAAGTTATAAATCACGCTTTACCAGGCCCGCACCAAATCCGACGTTACTAGATTTCACGCCCCTATACCTTGCGGTATAGGCCCCGTAACGGGTGGCAGGTGTTCCTGGCACTACATGGACTTGTCAAGGTGCGCACCGCCTGACCGGTTATCAAGCGGGCCTGTAATTTACGCCCTACAGGTAAGGCACGGTGCTGACTGCTACAGCTTGCGCCGTAGCCGCTAGGGTTGCTGTCAGTCCTGTGATACGGATTTTACTACTTGTACTCTTGACACTCGCCGCCGTGGGCCACGCTCTCGCTGCCCGTGTTCGGCGGCTCCTGTCTGGTACTGTAACAATACTATCACGGATTTTACCACTTGTCAACCCTAAATTTCGGCCTTTGAAGTTTTGGCGTCCCGCCTCTCCCGTCTCCCGGTGAGCGGTGCCCGCCTCTGTCCGCGGCCTCTTTGTTTGGTACGGTCATAGGATATCACGGATTTTACCACTTGTCAACCCCCATTTTCAATTTTTTTTGAAATTTTTTTGAAATTTTTTTCGTGTGTCCGTTTTTGGGCATTATAATGTATAGGGGGATGTTTGATCTGTTTGGGTGTATTGTTTTCTGGTTTTTTAACGATGTTTCTGATGTTTTGATGTTTTAGTTTTACTGTATTTCTTGTTCTATATTCCAGTTTTGCTGTATTAGGTCTACATGTGTAGACCGACTATACTATATATCACATAGTATCATCAGATGAGGTAGTCTATGTGGTATACTATCATTTAACCACATTGGGTAATGGGGGGTATTTTAGACTTATTAGTACATAATTCCATTGATTTTCCGCCTAGTTGTCATATTTCTTCATTCAGAAAAGCAAAAATTTGAGATGCTACAAAACGACCCCCTATTTGATTGTATATCTTATTTTGGAACCTTCTCAGCATACCGAAAACTAACCTTTCCATCCACAAATCGTTAGAGGATCAAGCAGCATCGAACCGCACTTATTTAATGCCGCAATCTGGAGAGTATTTTAATATAAAGATAATCTTACAAATTGAAGAATTCTTGTATATTTTCGATTGAAACATCTGCATTTTTAATCTGTTTTATTAGATTATTCTAATATTTTTTGGTATTTTGTCTTGACAAATTGCAGCATTTGTGTTATCATATATTTGAGAAAAAGGTTAGAGAGCAGGGACACGGCAGCCAAAGGAGGGTAGCCCATGTCCGTGATCCAGCTCCAGCAATTTATACAGCCAGTTCCCCATCAATTCAGGAGACCACGCAACATCACAATAGTCAATTCCATATTCAATGACACGACCCCGGAACCCAAGAGGCACCCGGCTGATCCGCTGAAGGATAGTAACGATATCAAGCGGATATGCGATTTTCTGGTAGAGCATCAACGCTACCGTGATAATCTGCTGTTTACAGCTGGCGTCAATCTTGGTTTTCGGTGCGGCGACCTGCTTCAGCTCAAGTGGGGTCATCTGCTTTACCCAGATGGCAGCTACAGAGCTTCGGTCACACTGCAGGAGCAGAAGACCAGCAAATGCAGAACCGCCTACTATTGCCAAGCGATATGGGATGCAGCCGATCTTTACCTTGAGAGGCTGGAGCGAGACTATGGTGGCGTGGACCTGAATTCTTTTGTTTTTAAGGGGGAATCGAACCGTAATAACAGTGACAAGCCGCTGACCGTTTACTCAGTGGAACGCATCCTGAAGTCCGTTATTAACGACGAACTCCACATCGACATCAACGCCAGCACCCACTGCCTGAGAAAGACATTCGGCTACCATGTCGTAATGACTGCCCGCGACCGCACCCGTGCTGTGGAGCTGCTTCAGAAAATCTTCGGACACTCCTCCCCTTCCATCACGCTTGCCTATATCGGCATCACCAACGAAGAAATCCGGAGTGTCTATGAGAATCTGAACCTTGGATTGCTGAACCCGGCACAGTGCTGCGGCGTGGAGATGGCTGGTTGAGGAGGGCACGTTTGGAGATAGAAGTCAACAGAAAAAAGAAAGAACCGGCGCCAGCCTCCGACTAGATGTGCGGTGACGGGAGAAGGGCCAGCTACGTCCTCCTCCCTACCGCAGAATCTGCCGAGAAGAAACATCCCTCCCAAGGAACATGACGGTCTGCTCCTGCACCAATAAAAATGGAGGTGTACAAGTAAGCGAAGCGCCTGCGGCGAGCCTGCCTGTAGACAAAGATGGATGTAGGGGTGCTGGTCGGCAGCTGGTCCCGCATGAACCTTCCTCCCTGCTGAACGGCAGGCGAGCTATGATATATGTGGGAAGAACTATGATGGAGCGGTCCTTGAGACTGGGCGCCCTGCTGGACGGGCACGCGCACCTTGAAAAATGAATATTGTATTCCACAAAGTCCCCAAGCAAATCACAGCGACGGTGAAGAGGCTATGAGATCAAGAGAAGCCTCCAATGATATGCGTCACTAACCGCCGGCCATCCGCCCTGCGGACGGGTTCGTCAGTTAGTGAACGATATCAGAACAATGTTTGCTTCTTTTCTAAAGGAACGTCAGTCAATCCCTTGCGCCCCAAGGGTTTGCGCTTACGTTTGTGACCTCGATGGTCACAAATCCATTTTTCGGCCCCATTTTAGCTCCTCGTCGCCAAATTTTCAGAAAGGAACTGAATGAGAAAAGCAACACAAACAAACGAATATATCTCTGGGCTCGGACTGGCCCATGCCGGAGGCTACTTCAGCGAGGCACATTACCGCGCTATGCTTCGCAACATGGCCCCTGGCTGTGACGTAGAAGCCAGCTCTACAAAGCAGGGCGGCACCATCACCCGCATCATCCGAAACATCTATGGCGCTCCTGTGTGCGTCCAGGTAGCGACCGGAGAAGGGCATAAACAGATCGACTTCATATCTGTGGATCGCATCGACTGTTTCGAGCCGACCCGTGAGTGCGCCGGTTATTACGACGACCTGGCCGCCGGGATGTATGATTAGGGGGTGGCGCTTTGATCCATGTCTGCGACGCTATTATGGGCAGCGGCAAGACCCAGGCAGCCATGGCGTTCATGAACGCACACCCTCGTCAAAAGTTCATTTATATTTCCCCCTACAAGACGGATGGCCCCAACGTGGCGGCCGCCTGCCCTTCCCTACACTTTGCGCTTCCCGCCAACATCCCTGCTTATAGCTTCTCCAAGACAGAGCACTGCCGAAAGCTGCTGGAACGGGGAAAGAATATTGCCTGTACGCACGAACTGTTCAAAAGATATAACCGTGATGTCCTTGACATCATTCGGGAGCAAGGGTACACACTTATCATAGACGAAGAAGTCTCCGTCCTGGAGGAATGCGATCTGCATCCAGACGACTTGGAGCTTTTGAAAGCGGGCGGGTATGTCACAGACGCCCCCGGGGGCTGCATTCAACCTACAGAGCGCCGGTATTACGGGAACGCCTTCAAGGAGTTATTCCGGGTCATGGAAAGCCGTAGTCTGAACCGCTGCGGTGAGGATAGCGAGGAAAAATATTTTTACTGGCAGCTCCCTCCCGATCTGCTGCTTGCGTTCGAAGACGTCTATATCCTGACTTTTATGTTTTATTGCCAGGACATCAGATATATGCTCGACATTGGCGGGATCACATATCAGCACATCTATATTCGCCGGACAGGCGGCGGCAGGTATGCCTTCTCAGACGCTCCGAGCTATCTGCCGCCCTATGTGGCCCATCTCAGCGAAATGATCGACATTTACGAGGGCGAAAACCTTAACGCCGTTGGACGCCCACAGTTCCCGAGGGAATGTCCACTCTCCATGAATTGGTTTTCCAGTAAATCGGACCGTGCGGACGAGCTGCGAAAAAACCTGATCAATTACTTTGCCCATTACACAGATGGCGCTGACAGCAGCCGGAAAATGTGGGGAACATATACCGATGGGCCGCGCAATCTTCTGAGCAGAAAAGGCTACGCCGGAGGCTTCGTGACCTTCAATATGAGAGGCAGTAACGAGTATCGAAATCGGGATTGGCTGGCCTACTGTGTCAATATTTACATGTCTCCCCGCATCGTGACCTATTACAGCCGGTTTGGTATCGAGCCAAACGGAGACGCTCGGGCTTTGTCCACGATGATACAGTGGATTTGGCGCAGTGCCATCAGAGACGGCCAAAAGATACACATCTACATTCCCAGCGAGAGAATGCGCGGACTCCTCAAGGCATGGATAGCCGAGATGGAGTCTATGGCTCGCTCTGGCTCCTGGTGCAAGACGGAGGCGTTAGAGAATATAGCCTCTTAATCTCCCTTTATCGCGCTATTCCCAATGGTTTACATACATCATGTCATCGAACAAAAATGATCCTTTCTACCCGCCGGTGGGACGGCGGGCAGCACAGCCTTGCGGAGCGCGGGCGGCCATTGGCATCAACTATGAAAGGATCACCATACATAATGACCAACATCCCTTATATCTGCTGCGCCGACTGCATCTGGCGCGGCAAGTGTCCTGAACAGGACGCCGTCGGCGATCTGGACCAGTTCACCCTCACCGGAGTGATCTGTGACGATTATTCCCCGGCGGACGAGAGAGACCGCACAGACGACTACGAACAGGATTTAAAGGAAAGAGCGGCAGCCTACGACCCACTCCTGCGGGAGTTCCAGTGAATCTGGCTGGGAGAGGGGGTGCGAGGTATAGCTCTTTCCAGGCTCTATCCCATCTACAGCTTGCAGACCTCCGCGTTCTACACAGACGAGGAGGCTGAAATCGACCGTCAGCTCTGCGCCCTCCGCGTGAGGGCCAATCAGGGCAAAAAGTCCGGCGCAAGGAAAAAGAGCCGGCAGCAGCGGGAAAATGAGAAGCTCCCCCCGCTGACGAAAGCGGAGCGAAAGGAAAATATCCAACAAATCAAGACTGCAAAGGAGCGCCTGAAACAGAAGCTCCTTGAAAATATGAGTATCACCAGAACGGTGCGCCCAGAGTTCCTGGCCGACCGGAATATCATCTGCATCTTTGACTCCGACCTGACGCGCTCTCTGGGCCTGCGGGAGGATGCCTTGAACGACGCCATCATTATCGTCAAGGTCTATTATTACGAGGTGGCCGAGAGCATCATCAAGAACGGATTTTACATGAATGGAGAGAAGTACGTCTTCTTCTCCGCCAGCGCCGGCCAGATCCGCACCAAGAAGTTTGTGGCCGTGAAGGAAACCGCTATCGCCCAGTGCATGGACAAGCTGACCTGCGGGCTGTCCCTGGAGCGGATCAACCGCCAGGGCGGCGTCAATGTGAACAAATATCTGGCCTATCTGGCCCTGTGCAACAGCGCAACCGACCTGTGGGAAGATTTTGACATCGACCGCTGTATCGTGGTGGAGGATTTTGAAACGCAGGTCCCGGCTATGGTGGACCACATCACAGTGGAGGACGGCGCCATTGCCCGACGCCGGATGGATGTGCCAGTCACCCACACCGACGGCTGCGGCATGGTCCTCCCCTCCGTCTCCGCTAAAAATTTCATGGTGCGTCTGCCCTGGATCAAAGGGCTGCTGGCCGCCTTCCCCTTCGATAAGTTCATCCGGGAGGCCAACCGCCGGGACAGCACCGTGAATCACGGCCTCATCACCGACATCTACGGCGTGGAGCATGACGTACTAGCGGAGGATATCCGCATCATCTTCACCCGCTCCCAATTCAAACTGGCGGGCCACTACGGTTCCTGGGATGAGTACAAGGCAAATTTCAAGCAATTTGGCTGCTCTGCCGGGAAATGCAATGTGGAGGAGAGCTACATTCCCAACGCTCAATTCAACTATCAAATGCTACAGACTTTGAGCGATATGACAAGCGATGAATTGGAGGAATTGGCTTCCAAGACCAATGAGAAGATCCGGCGGCTCAGTTCGGACCGCGGGACGATGCTCCAGGTCTTTGGCGCGGCCAGGTTTGACCGGCGGGAGGAGCCCTTCCAGGAGTGCCTGCACATCTACCCGGAGCTTCTCCAGGACGCCTACTGTGTGGAGTCCCTGCGCTCCATCAAAAACAAGCTGGTCAAGGAGGGGCGGGGCGGCAGGCTGGACATCCGCGGGAAATACCTCTTTTTGATCCCTGACCTCTATGCCGCCTGCGAGCACTGGTTCCTGGGTGTTGAAACGCCCAGGGGGCTGCTGGCCGACGGCGAGGTCTATTGCCGCTCCTTCCCTGCCGACAAAAAGCTGGACTGCCTGCGCAGCCCCCATCTCTATCGGGAGCACGCTGTCCGCCGAAATGTGTTTGGAGAGGATGACGAGCGAAAGCGGTGGTTTGCCACCGACGGCATCTATACCAGCAGCTGGGATGTGATTTCGAAGATTTTACAGTAAACTATCTTGCTGTACCGGCTCGAAAGGGTCGGATATAAAACTCCGTGAACCCGTAATTGCGGGGTGTCTGCCCTATTAGCAGGCTAACGGTGAAGGCTTCATTGATAATACCGTGCTAAGATCAAACACGAGGTAAATCTAATTAGGAGGATTTACTGCAATCGAAGAATTTAAAGAAATAAATTACCAGGGCATCCATTACAGAGTAGGAAACGAAGGTACCATATACAGAAATGGAAATCCAGCAAAAATCATTGTATCACCAGATGGTTATCACAAAGTATCTACCAAAACCAGCAATATCGGAGTGCATAGATTGGTAGCTATGTGTTGGGTAGAAAATGATGACCCTGGTACTAAAACCGAAGTAAACCATAAGGACTATTGCCGAACCAATAATCGTGCCAGTAATTTGGAATGGCTGTCTCATGCGGACAATATTCGGTATTCAGCTGGCAGGAAAAATATCCGTGGAGAAAGAAACCCGAATTATGGTAATAAAGCTTTGAGCAGGTTTTACCGCGATCACCATGATGTTGCAATCATAAAGCAGGGACGCCCAGGACTTCAAAATGGGCGATGCAGATCAATATCGGTATATAAGGACGGTTGTTTACTTCACACATTTGATATGGTGATTGATTGCTGCCGCTATCTCCAAAAAGAATATGGAGTGTCTGCAAATCTGATATCCATTCGATGTCAGATTGACAGAAGCATCAGAGATGGAAAACCATATAAAGGGCTTACCTTTCAAAAATAAGTACTTTGTGTTTGATAAAAGTGTAACGACTATCGAACGGATAGCCGGCTGGGCTTCGGGTCAGCCGGTGAGGAACCAAGTAGAGTAGCTGTTGGGTGAAACTCCCGGCAGCGAAGCGCGGAGCACCTAAGTCCGAGAGGATATGGTGAAGAGATAGTCTGCCTCCGCTCCGGCGGAGACGTTGATAATGACGGAGACAAGTCGCTGGTGTGCGCGGAGCCGGTGGTCATCGAGGCTGCTGAGCGCAACTGCAAGGATGTTGTTCCCCTGTACTATGAGATGAAAAAAGCCCCCGCCCATGTCCTTGACGCTGATCTGATGTGGCGGGGGATGAAAAACGCCTACGACGGCGGTAAGATCGGCCCCATCAGCAACAGCATTTCCAAGATATGGAACAGCGCCTCACCGGATCTGGACGCTGTCAAGCTGCTGTGTGCCCAGAATAATTTCGTAATCGACTACGCGAAGACGTTATATATGCCTGACTGGCCGGAAGAGGCGGCGCTGCGGATGCAGCGGGCTTCCTCCGGCAAGGTCCCCCACTTCTTTATTTACGCCAAAGACAAGACCTCCCGACAGGTGGAACCGGCCAACAGCTCCGTGGTGAACCGGCTGGAAAAGATCGTCCGCTCCCCCAACCTGCGCTTTGAGAAGAGGGCTTTGGGCAAGTTCGACTACCGGATGCTCATGCACGATCCAAATACACAGATCACCGAGGGGGACACGCCGGTCATCGAGGCATTCAACGGCTTGTCCGCCACATGCGGGAACCGCCTGTCCGAAAGCGAGAGCGGCAGGAACAGCCAGGGCCATGTGTTCCGCCAGATCCGGGAGGCTGTGCTGGAACTGGACGGCGACATCTCCCATGTGACGGACCTGTTGGTGCTCCAGCTTTTCAGCATCCAGAACAGCAAGCGAAAACGGGTGTTCTGGGGCTGCTTCGGAGATATCGTATTGGAGAACCTGCGCAGGAACATCGACCAAAACGCCATCCTGTGCGAGTGCTGCGGCCGGAGACTTCTCCCCACCACAAACCGCCAGCGGATGTGCTCAAACTGCGCAGAAAAGCAGGAGAGGGCGCTGACCCGGGATCGGGTGCGGCGTTATCGGGAGCGGCGGAAAAATGTGACAAAGGGCGGTGAAAGTCTCCTGAAAAATGTGACGGCAGAAGCCGGATGAAAATAGTGTAACGGTTTGAAAAAAAGCCCGCGATCCATTGCAGCACAATGGATCGCGGGCTTTTTTATTTATTGGGCGAAGGGACGAAAAACCTTGTGGTTCTAACTTTTTCGGAGATTATCCCGGAAAAGGTTTGCCACGTTTAGGGAGAAAAACGGGTAATGGCTTGATATATGCACGATAAGCATCCGGGAGATAGCCCGCCCTCAAATGTTTTTTGACCGCTGCCCCCTCATGGAGCGGCCGACGGGCTATCTCTTCCCTCTGAACTGTCCTCCCGTTTGATCCCAAATTTGAAGAAAAGGATGAATGGAATTGATCAAAGTTTCCCGGCAGGAAGCCGATATGATCCGGAGCCAGCTCCCGGCTGCCCGGGTCGTTACTGTCAACAGAAGCAAGTCCTACAAAAAATACTGGGCTGAGGAGAGCCGCGGTGTACTGCGTCTGCTGGGCCGCGACCGCGGAGAAAGCGGGCGGCGGGATCGCGGACGGGGGCAGCAGCCCCGGAACAGGGGCGTGCGGTGATGGACATGCGTGTAAGCGCCGTATCCCCTGAGCTGCTCTTTCCAGCTCCCGGGGAGGCCTACTATGACTATTTTGTCCGCCTGGCGACAAACAAAACAGCCTACGGCCTTGATTGGTCCGCTATTGCCAAGCTGCTGAACCGGGAAAACGGCAACGACTTCGGCGAGTGTACCTACCGCAAATTCTTCAACGCCTTCCAGGCCGGTATGGAGTACGCCGCCCAGCGGACCGGAGGCGCCCCCTCCCCTGCGCCCGCCGCGGCAGACCGCATTCTCTGTCTCAGTGACTTTCACTACCCTTTCCAGCTTCCTGTTGAGACCTTTTCCAGATTCCGGGGCATTGACACCCTGATCCTCAACGGGGACCTGGCGGACATGCAGGCCATCAGCCGTTTTCCGAAGGAATACCGCATCAGCCCCATGGACGAGATGATCGGCGCCCGGGCCTACCTCATTGACCTCATCGACTACATGCATCCAAAGCGTGTCATCATCAACAAAGGCAACCATGAGGTCCGCTTTGGCTCCTATCTGGCGAAGTGCATGGACACGGAGCTGAAGGAACTGATGCCGGAGACGGCCCTGGACCTGATCGTGAACGACGGCTTCCACCACTACGACAAGATGAAGCGGACAAAGGTGTGGTACGAGCCGATCAAAACGGCTTTTGATGGGGTTACGATCACATACACAGGGGATTGGTGGTGCAAATACGGTAAGACGGTCTTTGCCCATCCCCTCGCCTACTCCTCCGGTATGCTGAAAACCGCCGAAAAGGCGGCCAACTACTTTTATCGGGTCACATCTGATTTTGACGCCATTGTACTGGCCCACACCCACAAGCTGGGCATGTATGCCCAGGGCGGCGTGACCCTCTATGAGCAGGGCACATGCAGCCGCGTAGAGGCGCTGCGCTATGCGGACGGGCAGCTGACGAACCCCCAGCAGCAGGGGTTCTTATATCTTTGCCAGGATCGTGACGGGCATTTGCTGTTTGAGCAATCCAGGCTGATCTCTATTGATTCCCCAAATGATAGGAAAGAGGTGGCGCCCCTTGACCAGAAATGAATTTATCCGTATGGTTTCCAAGAAATATGGATACAGCCAAGATGTTGTCCGGGGATGGGTCGTGGCGATCACCGAAAGTATGGGGGAGGTTCTTGCCGCCGGCGACGATTTAAAGCTTCCTGGTTTTGGCACCTTTGAGCAGCGCATCTCCGCTCCAAAGGTTGGCCGGAATAAATACACCGGAGAGCCGGTGGATATCCCGGCAAGACACAAGGTCACCTTTGTGATGAGTACCGGGATCAAAGAGATGCTCCATGAGATCCCTGTAGAAAATGGCGCCCTCCCCTCTACAGATTGCAGTGGTGGGCAGAGGCAGTAGCACATATTAGACAACAACCGAGCAGCCGGCCAGACACCCTTGGGTTTTCCTCCTTTCCCCTGGGTCCTGGCCGGCTGCTGATTGATTAAGGAGACAAATATGGGACGGAAAACAAAGCAGAACAAGCTGACGTCCCCCGAGTTGCTTGCCCAGGTCAATCCTGATAATCGGGACCTCCTGGATGATTTTCTGACCTATTTAAAGTCCACGCAGCACAGCCCGGGGACGATCAGCGGCTATAAGAATGATCTGGAGATTTTCTTTGTGTGGTGCCTTCAGAATTGCAGGAATAAACACTTCACGGAGATCACCAAACGGGAAATCATCTCCTATCAGAATTGGCTGCTGACGGAAAACGAGAACTCCCCCGCGCGCGTAAGGCGCATGAAGAGCGCGCTCTCCAGCCTCAGCAGCTACGTTGAGGATGTCCTGGACGATGAGTTCAAGGGATACAAGCCGGTTGTCAAAAAAATTAAGAATCCTCCGATCCGGCCGGTTCGGGAGAAGACCGTATGGCAAGATGCTGAACTGGAAGAGCTGCTGGAGAAATTGGGTGAGGCCGGCGAGCATGAGAAAGCCTGCGTGGTCGCCCTCGCCATGTACAGCGGCCGGCGCAAGGCAGAACTCTGCCGGTTCCGTGTCTCTGATTTTGATGAGACCAACTTGGTTTGCGACGGCGCCCTGTACAAGAGTGCTCCCATCAGGACCAAGGGCCGTGCAGGCGGAAAGTATATCCCTTGCTACACATTGGCAAAAAAATTCAAGCCCTATCTGGACGCCTGGCTGAAACAGCGGGAGGGGCTGGGCATTGAGAGCGAGTGGCTGTTTCCTGACAAGAACGACCGGACACAGCAGATCCGTTTGTCCACGCTGAACAGCTGGGCGGAGATATTCAGCCGTATAACGGGCAGGCCGTTTTATTTACATAGTCTGAGGCATTTGTGGACTTCCAACATGGTGCGCGCCGGCATCCCGGACAGTGTCATTGCCCAGATCATCGGCTGGGACTCTATCGACATGTGCCGGGTCTATACCGACATTGATACCGATGAACAAGTCTCCATGTATTTTGAAAACGGCGACATCAAGCAGAGTGTAAAGAGAGATATCTCGGACCTATGAGGAGAAATAGATGCCAAGAGGAAGGCCGAAAGGCACGGCGGTGAAAGCGCCGGCGCCAAAAAAGCCCGCAGCGCCAGGACTGATCCAAAAGGCAGATCCGCCGGGCACCGTCTATCGGTGTACCTGCTGCGGCAATCCATATGATACACAGCGAAACAACTTTCCAGTCAGCTACTCCCAACTTTTTGCCGGCTGGGGCGGTTATTTCCCCGTCTGCAAGAAGTGTATGAAACAGTATTATGAGTGGCTTCTGGAGGATACCTTCCAGGGAGACGAGGCGTCCGCCATGCGGCGGGTTGCCCAGCTCTGCGACTGGTACTTCAGCGGCGACTTGCTCTCCCAGGCAATGAGCGTGGCGGCGGACGCCCCTTACAGCCTGGTTAACGCCTACACGATGCGAATGGGCATCCCTTATGTGAGAAAGCGCGGCGTGTCCTATGTCGATACCATCCTGCAGGAGCGTGCCGCTGAGCAGCATGCCGCTGAGGAGGACGCTGCACAGACTGCACATGCGGTTGAGCAGGCCGTTGCCGCCAAGGAAAAAGAGCTGACAGAGCAGTATGAGGCGTTGATCGACGAGATCAAGCGCAACGGACGCATGGGGCTGGTCGGCGACGCGCCGGAGGTCACCATGGAGGATATCGACCCCGAAACTGTGCGGTTCTTTGGCGGTGGCTTTACGCCGGAGGAATATTTCTATCTGGAGGACCAGTATAACGACTGGATGAAGGGCTATCCATGCGACTCCAAGGCCCAGGAGGAGATCTTCAAGAATATCAGCCTGGCGCAGCTGAACGTCTTGAGAGCGCAGCACTCGCCGGACGGTGATACGACTAAGGCCATTAAGGCGTTTAACGACCAGCTGACCATGGCGAATATTGCGCCCAATCAGCAGAAAAACGTGCTGAATGACTCGGACACCTTCGGCACTCTCATTGAACGATGGGAAAACGAAAAGCCGATCCCGAAGCCAGACCCGGAGTGGGAGGATGTGGACGGCATCAAGAAGTACATCTCCACCTGGTTCTTCGGCCATCTGTGCAAGATGTTCAAGGTCAAAAACGACTGGGCCTCCCAATACGAGGACGAGATCGCCCCATACACTGCCCATCCGGTGGAGTACGAGGGCGATTTTGATATTTCTGAGGGGGGCTCTGACGGCGGCGGTGATGGCGATGCTCCGTAGATGCAGGTCCATGACCAGCGCCGAACTGCAGGAGCAGAGTGAAAAACTGCTGATGGACACAGTGGCGGAGCGGGCCAGCTTTTACCGGGCCAACCCCCACCGGTTCGCCAAGGAGTATCTGGGGCTCAATCTGCACATTTTCCAGCAGATTTTGCTCTGCATGATGAATATGTCTACGAACGCTATGATACTTGCCAGCAGAGGTATTGGCAAGTCCTTCATTGTAGCTATCTTCTGCTGTATCCGGTGCATCTTGTACCCCGGCTCCAAGGTCGTGGTGACCGCAAAGACCAGAGGTCAGGCCTACGAGATCATCGACAAGATCGACAAGGAGCTGATGCCACGCTCCGCCATGCTGCGCAGTGAGATCAATATCAAGAAGTCGAGCTTCACTGTGGCCGGCGGGACTGTCGCCTTCTGGAACAGCTCCTATATCCAGGTGGTCACAGCCAACGACAACGCCCGGCACTTCCGGGCAAACGTCCTGTGCTGTGATGAGTTCAGAATGATCGACCTGGACACCATCAATACCGTGCTCCGCAATTTCCTGGTGGGCGCCCGCTCCCCGGGTTATCTGAACAAACCGGAGTATAAGCACCTGGCCGAGCGCAACATTGAGCTGTACACCTCCTCCTGCTGGTACAGCTCCCACTGGAGTTATCAACTGGCAGAGGACTATATGGGGTATATGGCGGACTCCCGCAAGAAGTACTTCATCTGCGGTCTCCCCTATCAGCTGGCCGTCAAGGAGGGCATCCAAAGCCTGGAGGCCGTGGAGGACAAGATGTCGGAATCGACGTTCAACGCTGTGAAATTCCAGATGGAGTCTGAGGCCATTTGGTATTCCGACACCGATGGCGGTCTATACAGCTATTCGGATATCGCCCGCAATTGCAAGATCGACTACCCCATGCTTCCCAGCCGCCTGACGGATCTTCTCGGCGACAACCGGCTGCTCATCAAGCCGAAGGTGCGGGGCGAGATCCGCATCCTGTCTGCAGACCTGGCGCTGATGGGCTCTACCGGAGGCAAGCGGGGCAACAACGACGCCACCTCCATTTTCATCAACCAGATGCTGCCCACCAAGAGCGGACGGTATCTGAACAACATCATCTATACGGAAAACTTCGAAGGTGTTCACACCGAGGATCAGGCCCTCATCATCCGCAAGATGTTTGAGGAGTACGACTGTGACTATCTGCCGATAGATAGTAAGGGTGTAGGTTTCGGTATTCTCGATCTGCTCCTCCGCGAACAGACCGACTATGCCACAGGCCAGATCTATCCTGCCCTGAGCTGCTGCAATGACGATGACATTGCAGCCAGGTGCAGCGACAGCAGGGCTAAGAAGTGCATTTGGGCCATCAAAGGCACCGCCCGGTTCAACTCCGAGGCGGCTCTCGGTCTTCGGGAGGCCTTCCGCCAGGGGACCATCCGCCTGCTCCGCTCTGAATATGACTGTGATGACCTGCTGAGTGACATCAAGGGATGGAGCAAACTGGACACCAGCACGCAGATGAGCATCAAAATGGCCTACGTCAACACGGCGCTCCTGGTCAATGAGCTGATTAACCTGGACTACGAGGCCAAGGACACCCGCATCAAGGTCCGTGAGAAGGCCGGTATGCGAAAAGACCGATACAGCTCTCTCTCCTACAATCTGGCGGTGTCCAGAGAGCTGGAGCGCCAGCTGGCCCGCCCAAAGACAAGGCGCAGCATCAATATCGTACAATTCAAGCAGCCCAGCTTCAAAACATTTTCCTGATAAAGTGAGGTGAGGAAAGATTGATACAACACGCGAAGCGCAGGCCTCGGACGCTCCCCGCCAAAAAATCCGGCGCGGACGCCCAGAGAGAGGCGTTCGAGCGCGTTCTGCGGTTTGCCAAGCTGGCCCGCAATCAGCTGTGGAAGGTTGAGGATCAGTCCACCAAGGTCAACCCGCGATATACGCGATACACCAAAGAGAACCTGCTCTCCTACATGCAGTCCCCCGCCGCCAACGAAAAGAATATTCGAAATGCCAGCATCTATATGTACGACGCTTCGACGCAGTACAAGCGCCTCATCCTGTACTATGCTTTTCTGCTGGATTTTGTATACACCATCGCTCCCCTGAATTACGACCCCGCCAAGTCGGACCCGGAGGCGTTCCGCAAGGCATACTGCAAGGTTGTTTTCCAGCTGGAGAACATGAATCTGCCCCATGAGATGCAGAAGGCATTTCAGGTAGCTCTACGGGACGGCATCCTGTACGGCGCCATTTGGAAGACGAACAGCTCCTTCTACATCCAGAGGATTAATCCCGACTACTGCGTGCTTACGGCCGTCAATGACGGGACCTGGGCTTACGCGGTGGATATGAGCCAGATCAAAGAAGAAGCTCTTGATCTCTACCCACCCGATTTCACCGACATGTACCAGGCGTACAAGGCAGGCGGGAACAAGTACCAAGAGGTCCCGGAATCCATCGCCTTCTGCCTGAAGGCGGACGAGGCCAACGCGGCCTACAGCCTGCCCCCGTGGGCATCCACCCTCCCTATGCTCTACGATATCGAGACCTACAAGGCGCTGCAGCAGACGGCGACGGAGATCGCCAACTATAAGCTGCTGGCTATGAAGATCGACACGAACGAGGATGGGACGCCCGCACTGGACTGGGATCTGGCGACACAGTATTACCGCCAGCTCTGTGCAGCCCTTCCGCCCTATGTTGGGGCGGCCATCAGCCCCATGAAGATCGACTCCTTTGAATTTGACCGGGCGAACGGAACAAATGATGTGGATACTGTCAGCCGGGCGGAGGAGCAGTTCTGGTTCAATTCCGGAACCTCCCCCCTTCTTCACGGCAGTACCGGAAACAATACCGCCGGCGTTCTAAAGCTGTCCATCAAATCTGATGAGGAGCTGATGCTGGGGCTTATGACACAGGCTGAGCGGATCATCAACCGTTTGCTGAAAACTGCCTCTGGAAAACAGAAGTTCAAGATCCATTTTCTGCCGGTCACGCGCTTTAACCGCGAGGAGCAGGCCAAGCTGTATAAGGAGGCGGCCACCCTGGGTATCCCGGGCGCAAAATCCGCCTATGCCGCCACGGTGGGTACGCCCCAGAGCGATCTCCCCGGCATGGAATATATCGAGATGGATCTGCTGGGAATGGGCGGACTGACCCCCCTGCAGAGCGGATATACCGTTTCCTCCGGAGAAAACAGCGGGCGGAAGCCGGCAGCGGACGGAGAACTGACCGACGAAGGCGAGCTGAGCCGCGAAAAGGACAGCAATGCCAACGCCGCATAGGTAAAATAACATGCAGAAATATGTCTATATGCGAAGCCCGCTGAAGGCAGCCCAGCTGCTGGAGCGAGGCTTTTCTTATGTCAGGAGCCCTATGGCGCGGGGAAATTGCTTCTATATCTTTGAGGCTGTCCCCGCTCTGCTGGCTGTGCTTGACGAGCAGTTCACCGTCAATGAGGACTATGTGCTGCGGGACGGCGCTGTGATGATAAACTTTTGAAGGGAGAAGCCTCTTCTATGGATGAGCAAAAGAGATACGCTCAGATCACCTGCTGCAGCCGGATCGAGCCTGTCAAGCCTCTCAACGACGAGTTTACGCTGTGCAAGGTCTATGTGCAGGGCGTGGGCAAGAATCGCAATTACAGCTATATGAGCCGGGAGAACATTCTCCGGGCCGAGCCTACGCTTCATTATGTCCCCGTAGTCGGGCATCTGATGCCCAAGTACGATGAGGACGGCAACGAAGTCGGCAAATATTTCGGCGGTCACGACTATGTTCTGGACGAGAACTGGAATGTAAAGGCGCTGACTGTGCCGTTTGGCGTTGTGACCAACGACCCCGTGGCGTTCGAGGAGGTGGAGGAATACGGGCAGAAGGTGCCCTATCTGACCGCCACCACGATTCTGTGGACAGGCCGCTATCCCGAGCTGAAGGAGGCCATTTACTCCAATGACTGCTGGTTCAACCAGAGCATGGAGATCTCCGTCAGCCAGTCCCGCCCCTACAGCGAGGACAGCAACTACACGGAGCTGCTGGATTGGAATTACAGCGCCCTGTGTATCCTGGGGAAAAGCGACGAGCCCGAGTATCACGCCGAGCCCTGCTTTATCTCCTCCCGGTTCGTGCCGCTGACCTACAGCGAGAGCCGGGATCACTTCTATACCGATATGAGTGAGATGCGCGAGCATCTCGCTTTTATTTTATCACCCAGGAAAGGAGGAGAAACACCGATGGATCTGGAAAACATGCAGGCCATTCTGTCTGAGTTTGGCCTGACTGCCGACATGGTCGATTTTACATGTGAGGGAATGGATGAGGATGCCCTGCGCCAGGCAGCCAAAGCGTTTGCCGAGGCGCACAAGGAGGACCATGGTTCCACCCCCGCCCCCGATTCCGGCTTCATGTGCGAGTTTGCCGTCACCTATAACCAGCGCCGGGACGCCCTGAACAACGCTCTGGACGATGTGACTGTCCGGGACGGGATGGGCGAAGTCGTTTCTGCCACCCATTATTGGGTGCAGGATTTTGACGACAGTTACGTCTATGTGGTGCGGTATCGGTGGCAGAGAGACGGAGACAGCCATGAGGATCACGGCCGCTTTGCCTATACCTTCGACAGCGGCGACCTCACCGCCTCCATCAGCGGCGAGTTTGAGGAGATGTTCCTGATGTGGCTTACCAATGATGAGAAACAGAAGCTGGAAACCTCCCGCAGCGTCTTTGAGGAGCTGCAGCGGTACAAGGACGAAAATGAGAAAGCCAAGCGCAAGGCCGCCGTGGACGAGCTGTTCGCCCAGTTCCAGGAGCTGGAGCAGGCGGATGGATTTGAGGCTATGCGCCTTGCCGCCTATGAATCCGGCGAACTGGAGGACATTGAGACCAAGCTGTACGCCATGCGTGGCAAGCTGGCGAAAAACTTTGCCAGAACGCCCGCCAAGTCTACGGTCCGTGTAGGGATCGGCCGCGAGAGCGGGAACGAGCCTGACGAGACCTTTGGGGGCCTGCTGCGCAAGTGGTAAGCGCCGCCTCCAAAAAATACCAACCAAGCCGGGCTTTTGCCCGGCGCTTACTTTGATAAGGAGATATACAAATATGCCTTATGCAATTTGCAGAACGGACCGCCTGATGGGCACCCGCGCGGAGTCCATGCTGGTGTCCTGCCGCTATCAGAGCGGCGGCGCTGACGCTGAGATCGAAAACGGCAATGTTGTGGAGCTGAAGGGCCTGATGGCCGGCGAGCGGGAACTGTTTGTCGCCAATGCCCCTACCGCCGGTTCCAAGCTGACTGACTGTGTTCTCATCTGCACTCCCGAGGTGATGTACGATGAGCGCAAGAAGGACCTGAACCAGTTTATCAATGAGACCGGCACCAACTGCCGCGGCTACCGCCTCCACTCCGGCGACGTATTCTCCGTCACCAAGGAGGCCCTTGAGGGCGAGGCCAAGGTGGGCAATGCCATCGAGCTGATGGCCGGCACCAAGTGGAAGTCCGTGGCCTCCGCCACCTCCGGTTCCACTCAGGTGGGCAGCATCATCGAGCTGGACGGCGAGTACATCGTCATCCTGGTGGCGTAACAAGGGAGGTACATAGAAATGACCAATCAGTCTGATTTCATTCGGATGGCCCTGGCCGCAATGCGCGGCGAGGTCTCCGGCAACTTTACCGCTTCCGATACCTCTGAGTCCATCCGGCAGGCCATGATCGAGGCCAACGGCGGTTCTGCCGTCATCAATCTGAAGACCTTCCACCGGGGCAACAAGCTGTACGACCTGGTGGAGGAGCTGATCCCCCACATTGCCGAGGAGGGCCTGCGGGGCGACGAGTTTTTCTTCAACATGGTGGATTACCGCAATCTGGCCGAGGGCGACGCACCCGACTTCTGGACCGAGGACAAGAGCGAGTTCATCGTGGCCGACGTGGCCAACGGCACCCAGGGCATCCGCCGCCAGCGCCTCAACGCCGGCGAGAACGTGACTTTGAGGACGACTCCTCACGCCATCAAGGTGTATGAGGAGCTGCGCCGCCTGCTGGCCGGCCGCGTGGACTTCAACACCTTCGTGGACAAGGTGAGCAAGGCTATCACCCGGGAGATGCGCTCCGACATCTACGCCGCCTTCAACGGTATCACCGCCGCTACTGCCGGCCTGAACGACACCTATGTGATCAGCGGCACCTTTGATGAGGACAAGCTGCTGGCCCTCATTGAGCATGTGGAGGCCAAGACCGGCAAGGTCGCCAAGATCCTTGGCACCAAGGCCGCCCTGCGGAAAGTCACCACTGCCGTTGTCTCCAACGAGGCCAAGAGCGATCTCTATAACATTGGATTTTACGGCAAGTTCAACGGTACGGATATGGTGGCCGTGCGGCAGGTTCACAAGGCCGGGACCGACACCTTCCTGCTGGACGACAACAAGATCTATGTGGTCGCCTCTGACGAGAAGCCTGTCAAGTTCGTCAATGAGGGCGACGCGCTGATCATCCAGAACGATCCCACCCAGAACGCTGATCTGACCCAGGAGTATCTGTGCATCCAGCAGTGGGGCGTGGGCGTGATGTTTGACAGTGTGATCGGCATCTACACCATCACCGGCTGATAGAAAGGGACGATGGGGAGACGGACGGCAGGTCCGTCTCCCCATCTTTATGGAATGAGAGGAAAATACTATGCCCGCAAAAAGCACGACGAAGAAGCAGGAAACTGCTCCCCAGGCGGAGCAGACGCCTGTGAAGGCAAACCCTGGGAAGGTGCGCCTGGATGACAGCGCCCTGATCCGGGTCAAGAGCAACACCTTCGGCACCCTGATCTACATCAACAAGCGCACCGGGGACAAGACGGAGTGGAATGGCTTCGGCGACGAACAGCCGATGACGATGGCAGATCTGCGCGCCATGAGGGGCACCCAGAACACATTCTTCAGCGACAACATGATCGTCATCACGGGGTGTGACGATGAACGCTATCCGGACGCGGCCCCCTCTGATATCTATGACGCGCTGCTGGTGAGCAAATATTATAAAAATATGCTGGATCCAGACCGGTTTGATACGCTCTTCTCGATGCCGGACGCTGAGATCCGCGAGCGTGTCGGATATCTGACCGGCAACGCCAGGCTGAATCTGGTGGTGGCCCTGAACAAGGCAGTACAGTCCGGCCAGCTGGATTCCCTGCGGAAGATCCGGCTGTTCGAGGAGCTGCTGGGCTGTGAGCTGGCAAAGCCGCAGTAACGAGGTGAAGCATGTCCACCCCCTACAGAAATATCATCCAGAGGGCGCAGTTTCGTGTGACGGATTACGACGTGCTGAAACGCTCCTTCCAGTGCCAGATCGATATGATGGCGGAATATCTGTTCTGCGCTGTGGCGGACTTTGCGCCCTACTGTGAATTTGACCTGGAGGATCGGGACGAGGATCTGTTCCAGTTCAACCAGGATCTCGACCATGAGTGTATCCAGATCCTGGCCCTCGGCGTCGCCGCCTACTGGATGTCGTCCCGGGTCCTGAACAGCGAGCTGATGCGCAACAAACTGTCCGCCAAGGAGTACAGCTACTTCTCCCCTGCCGCCCTGCTGAGCGAAGTGAAGTCTCTGCGGGATACCGTGATGGGAGAATTTAAGTCCGCTGTTGTCCGGTATACATACCGCCACGGGAATATCGTCCATCCCGGGCAGGAGGCGACATGATGCGCTATACATCCTATGTCGCCTCTATGGTTGACCGCGTATTTAAGCTGCTGCCCCTTCGGGAGCAGTCGGATGGCGATCCCTCCTTTTTGGACGTGTACCTGGACGATCTTGCTGGAGAGATGGCGGGCGCCTTGCAGACTTTTCCGGAGCTGTATCAGATCCCGGCCTTCGTCGCGTCGGTCAACAGGCTGCAAAATTTAAGCCGCCGGTGGATGGAGATGGATTTTTCTCTATACCGGGGCGCTGTGCTGAAAATGACCAACGCATTGGCGGGTCTGGTAAAGGAGGACGTGGATGGATCACTGTCATCTTGACTACCAGAGCTATCTGGAATCCCTTTCCCTCTATGGACGTACTGCCCGGGAACGGGATATTGCCAGGGCGAAGGAAGACTTTGCGCGGTCTGTGGTGGACAATCCCGCCTACCAGGAAGACTGCCTGCGCAATGGCGCGCCCCAGCGGTTCATGATCACCCGCACAGACACGCCGTATAAATGCGGCATCACAGCCTTCCCTGGAGAGGAGCTGTATCCGGGTGATATCATCACAGCCTTCGACGAGCATTGGATCGTTTATCAGACGCGGGTAGCCAATCCCATCCAGGCCACGGGCGTGATCTGGCTGTGCAACCACCTGTTCCGGTGGCAGAACGGCACGCCGGAGATCGTAGAGCGGTGGGGCGTGCTGGACGCCGGCGTCTATTCTACGACAAAGACGGGCGGCTATGAGGTCAACACCCCGGATGTACAGTATAAGATCTACCTGCCGTTGGATCAGGATACCAGGCGGCTGTATGTGGACAAGCGCATTGCCACCAACATCCGTTACGACGCCAGCGGGAAGGAGATCCTGGAGGTCTATAAGCTGACGCGGGTGGACCCCACCAGCCAGGCCTATGGGAGGGGCGCGCATCTGCTCCTGCTCCACGCCAGGAGTGACGACTATATCGCTGAACATGACAGCCTGGAAGAGCGAATCTGCGGTTATATTCCGACCAAGCAGATGGAAGTGCCCGTACCGCCGGCGGGGCCGGCAGAGTATCTGCCGTGCAGGATCTCAGGCCGCTCTGTGATCCGTCTGGGCTCCTCCAGGACCTACACAGTGGACATGGACGGCAGGGCCGATCCCATCTGGCGCATTGACCCGCCCCTGGATGGCCTGTCTCTGGAGGGCAGCGGCGTGACCGCGAAGCTCACCGCCGGGGAAGATACGGCCCTGGTTGGCTCTGCCATTGTTCTGACGGTGACGGACGCCGCGCGCGTCTATGGGGATGCGCAGATAACTGTGGAGGTGGTCTGACATGGCCAGAAGCACCCATATCGACCAGCTGGTGGACTACAACCAGCGCGTCGTAAGCAAGATCCTGTCTGCGCAGCCCGTGATGGCCCTGATTTCCAACGACCCGGCGCTTGATCTGGACAGCGACGCCGCCGCACAGTGGGAGGAACATGTCCTGGACCACGCCTGGATCGATGAGACCGTCCAGGAATCCGGCGCGTTCGTAACTGTGGACGTGGACATCCCCGAGATGAGCAGCGGCACCATCAAGGAGATGCGCGTCTATGTGGAGGTGCTGGTCAGCAAGACGTTTATGCCCCTCTCCCCTTCCCTGTTCAAGGGCTGCAGGGGGAATCGGAGGGACAACATCGTCCGCCAGATCGACCTGCTGATCAACGGCAGCTATGACTTCGGTATTGGCCGTTTGGACCTGAAAAGCATCCGTACCGTCACCACCGCCAATAAGTTTGCCGGGAAGCTGATGACCTACGAGGCGTCGGATTTTGCCAGGGATCGGAGCAGGCTGGATGCCAGATAATCATGTGTTGATCGCCGGCTCTTCCTATTGGGTCGGCGATATTCTCTGCCGCCAGCCTACTCTTGGCGATATCTACAGGGATAAGGATGTTGGCCATGAGATCTATCAGGCATACCTGTATGTGATCGGCATGACGGTGGATCGGTTTCTGGATGCGGAGGGGCTCAGGGATGGGTTTGCATCCCTGTCGGCGGAGGAACAAGCCCAGATCGATATTTTGGGCCTGCTGACCCACCAGTCTGCCTGGCGCTCTCTCCTTCTGGATGCCCTGGATTTCTTTGTAGATGGCAGCCCCCGCTTTGATGCGGCTACTGGCAGGATCGTCATAGAGCGGGACGGCGGCAGCCCGGTCCTGCTGACCGGGGACGCCTATGCCGCCCTGCGGAAGGAGATCATGCAGTGCGCCTGCTTGAAGGCGGAGGACGACAAACCCAAGGGGTTCTATAACAATGCGGCCAAAAGGCTCTATGAAAAGAGCCTGGCGCTGAAGCAAAAGCGCGCTAAAGCCAATGCGAAATCTGACGCTGACTACGAGATCTGGAATGTGATCGGCGCTGTATCCGCCCGCCATCCCAGCTACAATCTGCTGAATATCTGGGGCCTGACGGTATTTCAGCTCTATGACCAGTTTTCCCGTATCCATGGCGGCATCCAGCTGGACGGCATGATCCACAAGTGGGCCGCGTGGGGCACGGCTCAATTCGATTTCTCCGCATGGTTCAAAAAGGAACCGTCGGGGTCCAACCACTGAGATTGATAAGGAGATACACAATGAGTGTAAATTCTGCGACTACCTTTGCCAATCGCGAGGTCTATAACCTGAAGATCTGCGATTACAACACCAAGAAGCCCGTCATTTATATTGACTGGGCCAACGGCACCGCCAACGAACTGACCGGCGAGGCTGTATACGCTTATGGAGGGTGGCAGCACCCCAAACGCGTTACCTTCTACGGCGAGAAGGGCGGCACCCTGACCCTGGAGACCCAGATGCAGTCCTACCAGCTCTACTCCATTATCACCGGCGCCGCCATTGAGAGCACCGCTAAGTTCCTGGAGCGGGAAAAGGTCACTGCCAACGCCGAGGGCTCCGTGACCATTAAGGGCACCCCTATAGCCGGGTCTGTCAATGTGTTCGCCGCCGAGGACGACTGCGGTACTCCCCTGGAGGGCGTAACCGTGGCCGACAAGGTGGTCTCCGCCACCGGCATCAAGGCCGACAGCGACTATATTGTGTACTACATGAAGGAGTACACCAAAGGCGTCACCAAGCTGAATATCAAGAACACCACGGTGCCCAAGTCCTGCATCATCTACGGCGACACCATCTCCAAGACCGAGGACGACCTGATCGTATCCCAGCGTCTGATCGCCTACAAGGCGACGCCCCAGCAGAACGTGTCCTGGAGCTACTCCAACACCGGCGATCCCGCCAGCCTGTCCATCACCTTCGACCTTCTGTGCGACGAGGACGACAATCTGATGGATCTGATCACCATCGAGGACGAGGCGGCGTAATACCCGTCCTTCAAAGCCGGGAGCGGAAGCACTGTCCGCTCCCGGCTCCTTTGTGAAAGATGCTGCAAAATGGAAAGAACAAAATTCAACGTAGGCAAGGATATCGAAAAACGCTCTTGTGATGGACATGTTTTCGCCAGTGTGCTGGAAATGAGGTACTACCAGGAGGTGGTGGTTCCGGGGGTCGCGGACGGGAGCATTCTTCATTACGAACTGCAGAAGCCGTACCTTTTGCAAGAGGGATTTTCCTATCAGGGGATGGCCGTGAGGCCCATTGTGTATGTAGCTGATTTTTATCTGGTCTATGCGGACGGGACTGAGGAGGTCATTGACACGAAGGGCATGGCGGACAGCGTGGCAAAGCTGAAGCGGAAGCTGTTCTGGCATACCTATCCGGATCTTGTCTACACCTGGGTCGGGTACTCCAAAATGGATGGAGGGTGGCTGCCCTATGACCAGATACAGAAGCTTCGAAGAAAAAGGACCAGGGCCAAACATAGGGCCCAGAAAAGGAAGGAATCAGAAAATGGATAACAAAAAGAAGGCGGCTGACAGCCGTTTGGATACTCTGCGGGAGATGACGGCGCAGGAAAATGTAGTCGATACGGTCTATTACTTTGGCGCAGACCGCAAAGAACTGCCCATCCGCATTACCCGCTCTATCCCCTTCAGTGAATACAGCGCCATGGTGCGGAGTATTGCCGACGCGCTGTGGGATGGCGACACCTATCTGCCTCACATGGGGTTTACTAAGCGTTTGTATGTGTATTCCAACTACACAGATCTGCCTCTGGGCGAGATGGATGCTGATTTGTGCCGCACAGTCTGCATGGACGATGAACTGTTCCGGTTTGTGACCGGGCTCATAGTCGATGATATGCATGATCTGGATGGCGAGGTGGACGAGCTGGTTGCCTGGGAGCAGCGGCGAAAGCTCCACAGGTCTTCCAATGAACTGCTCGACACCGCCGCCGCGTTCTTTGCACATCTGGACACCTTGCTGAGCAAGGTCGAGGAAAGCCTCAAAGCGCCTGACGGACGCAGCCATATGGATCTGCAGGCTCTCGTCAAAGCCATGGAAGCCGTGGGGTCTAAGGATGAGGGAGAAATCGCCAAGGCGGTCCTGCGCGAACAGCAGAGACGCGCTGCCGCCAAGCCAAAGAAACGCTCTGTCAAGAAAACGCCTGAGGTTGAGCTGGTCGTCACCGGCGGGGAGAAGTAGCGGAGGCGTTCTATGCCCATCACAGAGTCGCAGTATACCAAAATGTTGAAGGCCTATATCGCTTCGAGCGAAGGCAGGAAGCGGATCGATGAATATATCACAAAGAAGACCGGCAGGCCGGCGGACGTGTTCTACACCGACGATCAGATGCGTTCCATTGCCGCTGAGCTGCGAGACATGGTCGTTGCGGCCTATAAAAAAGAAGTCCGCACCAAGGGCGCAGATTATTTTGACCTCAGCGAGGTCCATATCGGCACACCTTTGAAACCGCGGACCAAGGACGGCAAAGTACGGCTCAGGGTCATCTTCAGCGACAAAGCGTTGAGCCGCCGGTCCCTCCACTCCAGCAGGCCGGGCAAAGCCGAAAACCATGGGAGACAATACGTCTATTCGCCCAAGAACTGGGGCGCAGACTATTTTACCGGCAGGGGCGTCTATGATATTTTCGGCCTTTTTACGCAGGGATATGACGCCAAGCCGGTATATGGCGAGTGGTGGGACAACGAGACCGACGCGGGCGAGGCAGACTACAAGGGCTTTCGCGGGCGAAGCCTGCCCCACCGCGCCGGGAGCGGCTTTATCACAAAAACGATCCGCGAATTTCAAACCAAATATCCATCTATCGAGGTGGAGTACCCCCGTCTGTGGGGTGGTACAAAATGACGCCGGGCTATCCGGCGTCGTTCTTTTTATGGAGGTAGGTGGAACATGCATTGAGCGAAGCCCTTGAATTACTATTTGGCGTAAAAGGCGGCAGCGAAATATCGCCTGGTACATCCGGCGGGCAGATCAAGGCGGATATCGACAGCATTGTCAAGCAGCTCCATACCGGCGGAAGTCTGGAGCTGACCTTTACCGCCAAACAGGACTCTCTGTCGGCGCTGCGGGACGAGATCAAGAAGGCCGCTGGCAACATTGAAGTCACCTTCGCCAAGGGAGGCAGTATTGGCGGCGATGGTCCCGGCGGCGCCAAGAGCGCAGATCAGGAGCTGAAAAGCATCAAGGCCCTGACGGACGGCTGGAAACAATACTATGCGCTCAGGACCAAAGCGACGAATGCAAAGCGCAATGACACGCGGGGTGTTTATGACAAGGCCGCCTACCGCCTGCGCACTGAGCTGATAGAGCAGGAAAAGCAGTATCAGCTGACAGCCCGACAGACCGTTGTGATAGACCGCCTAAAGGCAGAGGAACAGAGGAAACTCGGCCTGGCGGTAGAGCTCAGCAGCAAAGCCGCACAGAGGCGCAGCGCGGCAGAGAAAAAGGCCGTCTCTGCGTCTCTTGTTCAGGTCGCCGAGCTGCGCAGTCAGTATCGAAATTTCCAGAAGGAAATGCATGCGGCTTCCTTCTCCGGTCTGATCAGCCAAAACGATCTTGCCGATCTGGAAGCTGTCGCCAAACAGGCGATGACCATCAAGAAGATCGATCTGACGGGTGTGGTGAAAGAAACAGACCTTGCGAACATTAACCTGCAAAGGCTTGGCAAGGTCAACCTGGATCACACCATCAAGACCATCTCCTCCCTCAGATCGAAAGTCAAATCCCTTACGGAGGAGACGATCGGCGGTCAGCGCGCAGCTGCCGCGGTTTCCAACAGCTACGATAAGCTGGCGAACCGTATGCAGGACTATATGACGCGCATCCAGGCCAGCTTAAAGAGCGATCCGTATACCTATCAGAAACTGCAGCACATGATAGACCAGGTACGCCTTGGACCAACAGGCGCATATCGGTCCGTCGTTCAGGCGTCCGCGGCATTCCAGCGGCTGCAGGGTGATATCAAGATGGCTGGCTTGGAGTCTGAAACGCTGGGGCAGTCGATTACACGAATCTTCAAGCAGAAGTTCGGTTACGGCGTGATCGCGTCTGCCGCGCTGGTCGCGCGGAGGAGCCTGCAGCAGGTCTACCAAGACGTGGTGGAGATCGACGCCAAGCTGACCGAATTGCAGATCGTTTCCGGCGAGTCCGGTGAAACCATGGTCCGCTATATGGACAAGGCCGCCGCCAGCGCCAAGCGGGTTTCCGCCGCCATTACCGATATCATCGACGCCACAACGGTTTACCGCCGTCTGGGCTTCAGCATGTCTGACAGCCTGGATTTTGCGGAACTGACGACGATGTACTCCAAGGTGGGCGGCGTTGAGATCGGCGAAGCGGAGAGCAACATCACCGCCATCATCAAGGCATTTAACCTTGAAAACGCGGATAAGCTGCGGGAAGCAATGGACAAAATTGTTAGGATCGGCAACAATTTTGCCATTAGCAGCGCGGAAATCGGGCAAGGCCTTAACAACGCCGCCTCTGCTCTGGTGGCGGCCAACAACTCCTTTGAAGAGAGCCTGGCTGTTCTGACCGCAGCGCAAGCTATCACGCAGGACGCAAGCAAGAGCAGTACGGCCATCAGGACCATTGCTGCCCGCCTTACGCAGAGCAATACGGAGCTGGAGGATCTGGGCGAGGAGCTCGACAGCGCCTACAGCACGACAGCCAAATATCGTGAAAAGCTTCTGGCAATCACTGGTGTTGACATCCTGAAAGAGAACGGACAGGATTTTAAGAGCACTTTCCAGATCCTGCGGGAGCTTGCCGGAGCCTGGGAGGGTCTGAGCGACCTGGACCAGTCATCTGTGACCTATATGGTCGCAGGCATTCGCAACTCCAACGTGTTTAATTCCCTCATGCAGCAGTGGAAGGACGCCGAGGGCGTCGTAAAAGCTGCCGCTACCGCTTCCGGCGCTATGTCGGAGGCATATGAGGTCTATACAGATTCGATTGAAGGCAGGCTGAATGTTCTGAAGGCCAGCGCCCAGGAATTAAGCGCAGATCTGCTTGATGATGCTGTTGTCAAAGGCGCTGTCAGCGGCGTGACTGCGTTGGTCAATGCCTTTGATCGTTTGATCGATACCGTGGGCCCCCTCCCTGTTGTTTTGGGTGGAATTGGGCTGGCGGGATTGATCCATTCGGTGGGTGGGGCTAAATGGATTGCCCTCACAAGTGCGCCCACCTATGTCCCGGCGGTGACGCGGAACGAGTATGTAGCGTGATCGTGCTGCATACAAGGGGACATTGGAAAAACCGGTTAAATTGGCCCTGAAAGGGCGGCGAGTTTGGACAATTCTCGTCCGGGAACTGAAAAGAACCCGCAGCGAAGCTCAGGATGAAGATGAAACTGTATTTTCATTGTGAGAACGTTCAACGACTATAATGCCGGTACGGCACCCCGACGATACAGGGCTCTGTCGTGATGGGATAGTCTGGTCAACCGTCGAGAGGCGGAAAAATTGTAAGCGGTTCGGCACCGCTGCCAACATGCCGGAATAGAATTAAGGATGCCTGAACCCATCAAAGGAATCAGGCATCCTGCAATGGGGAGTCAGTTGTCATTTACAATGTCAGAGTAGATTTGCAACTAATGTGGGGTCTTCCTTTAGTATTTTATAGGCGGTCCACATCTCACTAAGTTGTTTCAAATGTGAACTTGGGACTGTAACATCTTTGTAGCCCTCACCTTTAAACCGGATCGTAACATTGTCTGCTGTAATCATATCTTCTACGATAGGTTCTAAATCAATCAGCCGAGGATCGTCATATGATTCCAGACCGTATTTTGACAAATCAACGTTAAAATGCCCATATGGCGCTATCTCCGCAATTGATCCTCCGCTTATATCGGTTATGCGATCCCAAAAATCTACATATAGCGTATGTTGTGACTTGTCACAATCAATAACAATCTTATCAATAAACAGCCAGTCTGATTGCCGAAAGCCTAAAAAGAAGGTGAAAAGTACGTTCTGATTATCATCGACCACGATCCATGGTTCAATATTTCTGTTATATCCTATATCAATGTATTTTGTACTCAGTCCTTTCGGTACTATGTTATATTCCTTGTCTATTTTATCATACTGGATTGTGATATCTGCTTTCATGTTTTGCAGGCGTTCAACGGACATTTGGCGGTTTAATTCCGATAATGTGGTTGAGAATTTTGTATCTAAGGCTTTCCCATTATCGTCAGTGAGCGTTAAAATAGCATCTTGTATATCTCCTGAACGGGCTTGCTCCTCCGCTAAAGCAAATACTTCTTCAATAGACCTATTCTTGATTTGCTCAACCGCATCATTTATGAGATCAGCAGGGGTTATCATTAAATAAATAAGAATTTCCCTATATTGCTCCTGGCTCACCATACTTTCGATTTCTTGCAGTACAAGATGTTGGAAGTTTTCCTGTCTTTCTTTTCTGTCATTGCGGAATGTATCGCTTTGGTAAGATGGATCTAAATCAGCATAGAGGGCAAAGGCCTCAAGCGTTTTCCCATCAGCAAGCAATTCATTTGCCTGGGATTGGATTTCTTCATAAATCATATCTTGCGCATTGTTCTTGCAGTCTTGTGCTTTTGTATAATTTAAAATATCTTCTTTGGTAACTTGGGAAAAATTGTCAACTGCTTTCCGATAGTCGCCGTTTTCCAAACAAATATCGCCTGATTTATAAGCTTTGCGGGATCTGGAAATGCTCAATATTTCAGTGTCAAACTCTCTCACTTCATGATCTATTAGAAAAAAGTCTAAATAGACGAAAGCGTCTTGAATGTCTTCTACATTTAAATAAGTGTTTGCATAGTCATTGACTAGGGCAGTTGCTCGTTGTAATGCCTCACTATGCGCCATTTCTGCGAACTTAGCATTGTCTTTATTATCATTATAAATTTCAAAGGATCTTTCATATTCACCGCGGGATAGTGCATCCTGAAATCGAAGAATAGGCAAAAAGAAAAATGCGGAAACTATGAATGCGATAATGAGAAGGATACATATTGTCCCGCAAATTATCAATATCTTGTTTCTTATTTTCCTTTTCTTTTCTGGTACATTTTCTATTTGCAAGTTCCTACTCATTTGCTTTTCCTCCTATATTACGTTTGGGTTCTACTATTTCGTTGCGGTTTGGCCGCCGCAAATAAAAATGACCGACACTAAAAACAGAACTCATCGGAGCAAACGTAGTATTAGGCAGCGTCCACAATATTCAAACTGCTGTGCAGTGGCTGACACAATATGACGACGCGATTTTGAAGGTCATTCTGAGTAAAACGACACTCAGCAAAGCAGATCAAAAGGCGGCGCTGGATGCCATCGCCAGGGCCAAGGCAGACCGTCTGGTTTTGGAAGTCAGCAAAGAACAGATCTTCACAGATGCTGTCGCCGCCGACGCTGACCGCAAAAAAATTGCCGCCGGGTTAAATGCAATCTTTGTTGAAAAGCAGGAAGCAGCCGGTATTAAGGCATGTACCCAAGCAGAGCTGGAGCACATGCTGGTCTCCAATGGCGTGAACACAGTCAAGGCGAAAGAGATCGCCGCCAGGTATGCCAACGGCGAGGCGGCAACGAGAGAGGGGCTCTCCATCAAAGGCGCGGGAGATCTGGCAAAAGCTGCCGCGGCGCGGGTTGGAAAGCTGGTAACAGCGGCCGGCAGCCTCCCGGCTCTGGCGGCCGCTATCGGTGTCGGCTTCATGGCTGCAAACGCGGTACACGAGGGGTATCAAAAGAGACTTGACGCCTCCAAGGAGAAAAATGAAGCCCTGATTTCCGAAGTGTCCAATCTGGAGCAGGAGCTGAGGAATGTCCGGGACAGGATCGCAGAGATCAATTCTTTGGATACTCCCACGCTTGCAGATATGGAGGAGCTGAAAAACCTCAAGGAGACGAATCGTGAGCTTCAACTGGAGCTGGATACCAAGCGCGAGCTCCAGCGTCTTGCGGCGGCTGAGGCGGAGGATAACGCCGCAGCATGGCTCAGAGGAAATCCGTTCCGCATATCGGAAACAACAACCAATCCGTATTCCGGCGAGGCCAGAGTACAGGTCAAGGAAATCAACTGGAATGAATACGGCGATATTCAGCTCCAGAAATACCACGAGCTCCAGGCACAGCTAAAGTCCGCCCGCGAAGAGGCCGCCGTCCTTGCCGCTTCTCACCCAGGGCAGGCCGCCCTTGAGGAGGCGCAGGCTAACATTGCCTCCCTGGAGGCGTCTGTCGCCGCGCAGAAAAAGAGCGTCATAGGCTTCTATACAACGATGAAGGAGAACATCGTTGACGCAATCGGGGATTCCGCCGATACGGAGTGGGGCAAAGAATTCCTGGCCATGTGGGAGAAGTTCCTGGCGGAATATGAGAAAGTCATTAACGGCCTCAGTCTGGAAAACATCGACCTCAGCGAACATACAGGCGCTATTGCCGCACTGACAAACGCCTTGAACGGCGGCGGCAATACAGACTGGGAGGGCCTTTACAGGGGCAACTCTGCCGTGAGAGAGCTTATCGATCTGCTCGTTGAGCTTGGCATCATTGACGGTCCCACAACGGACGGCATCCGGTCAATCGCAGAAGCCCTGGATCATATGGGTACAGCCGCCGGCAATGCTCACGATGCGCTTTTGCCAACTCTGGAAAGCTTCTCCGCGATCTATGACCGTGTTACAGCAAAGACGGATCTCCTCACCAACGCGCAGAACAAGCTGAGCAGCCAGCAGGCTCTGACCAATGAGGAAATCGTAAAGCTTCTTGATGCGTATCCCAGCCTGATCAGCTGTTATGATGCGGAGACTGGCAAACTGAAAGTCACTGTGGCCGTCCTGCAGGATAAGATCGACGCTGTGATCGCCGGTGAAAAGGCATCCCTGGAGGCCTCCAGGAAAACCGTTGAGGGCTACCTTGCGGAGGCGAAAGCCGCATATGCCGCCGCGGAAGCAACTGTCGCCCTGGCCCGTGCCAAAGGCGCTTCTGCGGTGAAACAGGCGACGCAGGGGAACTCCGCCTCCAGCGGGCGCGCGCTGTATCAATCGGCGCAATCGTATTTCAGGGAATATGAGAAAGTCCTGGTGAAGGACCGGCAATTATATGCGGAATACCGGAATTTTATGGATTCTGCGGAGAAGCATCAGAACAGCGCGAACTTCCTGATGGACGACCTGAATACCTTCCGGCTGCTGCAGAGCAAGATCGAAAGCTCTATCAAAAATACCGCTACGGACCGCTTTGACCAGGCGGCTTCAAACTATGAGTCCATGCTGGATACGATCGAAGCCCAGATGGCTCTGCTCGATCGGCTTGGGAAATCCGAATTCGGCTCCTCCCTCCCTTCTTCCGCATCCTCTGCGGCCTCTTCTGTTAAGGACGCTTTTGAGGAGCTGAAGGATCAGCTGAACGACTGGTTTAGCGACATGGAATTCAAGGTGTCCCTGCGTGTGGACGCAGGCGACATCGAGGGAACCATTAAGCTGTACCAGCAGATGATCGACAAGGCCCAGAAAGCTCTGGACGCCGCCTATTCTGCGGGCAGAACGGTGGATGACGACTGGGTGCAGGAGCTCATCGGCAAAATCAGCGAATATAAGAAGGCTTTAGCCGATCTGCGTCTGGAGGAGTATGACAAACTCGTCGAATACAACGACGATTTCGACGTTTGGAACAAGGTGAGCTATCAGAAGCTGGATGTGCTGGCCGGTAAGCTGGAGAAGATCAACGATCTGTACCTCCAGGGCTACCTCTCTTATAAGGACTGGTACGACTATTACACCAGCACGGCCAAACAGATCTACGACCTCCAGCGGGACGCCCTGGATGAACTTCTGGATACCACCATGGACGCCATCAAAAGTCAGAACGACGCCCAGGTGGAGGCCCTGGAAAAGCAGTCGGACGTCTGTCAGAAGCTGATCGACCAGAAGAAAAAGCTGCTGGAGGATACCAGGGACCAGTCGGCTTATGAGCGGGAGGTCGCCAAGCGGGTCAAGGAGATCGCAAAGCTCCAGGAGCGCATTACCCAGCTGGAGCTGGATGACAGCCGGGACGCCGCCGCCGAACGCCACAAGCTGGAGAGCGAGCTGGCCGAGAAGCAGGAGGCGCTGGCCGACTATCAGGCGGAGTACGGAACAGACGCCGCCCTGGAGGCGCTGGACAAACAGGGCGAAGCCTTTGATTCCGCCATGCAGGACCGCATTGACGCTGTTAAAGCTGAGGTGGAGAGCGAGACAGAGCTTCGCCGCCGCGCCATTGCTCTCATTGACCAGGACTACCAAAAGATGATGCAGAATGTCAAGGGCTACTTTGAGCGTCTTGGCATCACAATCGACAGCGAGCTGCTGGATAAGCTGACCCAGGGCCTCAATCTGGTGTCCCAGTTCGGCAGCTACACTGGCGCTGAATCAGGAATCGGTGCAAGCGGAAGCTTCTCTCCCCAGCAGATCCCTACGCTGGTAGAACAGATGAAGCGCAACTCCCAGAGCTGGCATACCGCGAAGGCCGCAGGAGACAAGACGGAGATGCAGCGTTTGAATGATGAGAATGAGCGCATCGCGCAGATGCTCAAGACCATGTTCGGCCTGGATATCTGGAAAAATGCCGCCCAGGGCAAATGGTATATCCGGCTCAACGGCAAAGAGATGGCGCTTTTTGATGTATATCACCAGGGCGGCGTGGTCTCCGGTTATCCGACCAAGAACAACAAGGAGGTCATGTCCCTTCTGGAAAAGGGTGAGGTGGTACTGGATGACCCGAAGCAGGAGCGGTTTATCTCCATCATAGAAAATGCCGGCAAATGGGCGCAGGCGCGCATGGCCTCCGTGTTCAGCCGGGCGGTCTCCTCTCTTCCCACGCCGGTCTTGGCCGGCACGGGCACGCTGGGCAGCTTCTCCCCCACCTTCCAATTTACCTTCCACCACAGCGGCCCCATGACGGAGGATGACGCCAGGCTCTGCGGCGAGATAGCCGCCGACACCGCCCTGGACAAGCTGTGGGCGACTTTACAGAAGCGGGGCATCGCGTAAATTTCCGGGAGAGCCCAGGCGGGTGCATGGGCTCTCCTTCTGTACTCTGGACAAACAGTTGAGGTGTTTATGCTAATCACAATACTTATTTCTGCCGTGGTGTCTTCTGTGGCTGCCATAATCGTCGTCAAGATGTGTTTCCGGAGCATTGACCGCTGTCATAGCAGCAGCATGGAACATGTCTGCCAAGCCGAGACGGAAGCTCCAACTGAACAGCCGCATCAGCGTATAGGTACTGTGTGCCGGAAATGTGACAATTACATTTTGGCGCTGAGAGAGCTTCGCAGGCAGTGCATCACGAAATTTGCCAAATATATTGCCGTGCTTGTATTCACAGGAACATTGGCTATAGCCTTCGATAGCTATATTCCCTGCCTGTTTTTGTTTCTGCTGCTCTTGTAATAGAGATTTGTGGAGTTTCTGAGAAGGTTACACCATGTTTTTGTAAATACTCTTTCACTGTCTCCACATGCTGCAGGCAAAAGCGCCTCGGAATGAATCGTGCAATACAGTTTCCAGTGTCTGTAAGCCTTATAGAACCAATTGGGAATTTTTTGTCAGGATATGAGATAACAGACATAACCATCTGGTCACAAACAATGTGTATGTGTGGGACTTGCTCATGGTTATATTTTAATAAATAGCCGCTGAATGAGTCAAACGTGATGAGACCCATCTGCTCCATATCTTCCAATACGGAAAAGTTGATCCCAAGCTGCTTTAGATATTCAGCGTTGAAATCCCCGGCAATAAAAAATTCTGTGCTACCAATCTGGATTTGTCTGCCATCATCAATCAAGACATCCATGCTCAATGAACACAGGTTGGAAAACTTGTCAGCATAGCTGCGCGGCATCTCCGCCAAAACGCGAATAATGCTTGGGGGTGTGCTGCCAGGCTCCTCAAATTCTTTTGCCAGTACGTTTCCCCATAGCAACTGGGTTTCCTCATCGGAGACAAAGCGTGCTGCATCCATGAACCTTGCCACAAAATCGTTGTCAACACACGAACGGTCAGAGAAGTCAGTCCCTTCCTGGGCACTGGAGTGTGCGATCTCTGCAACAGAGAGCTGATTAGTCAATTCCTTGCAATGCTTTTTAGCGTTTGCGATCAGCAGATATTTTTCATCCGGGGTATAATCTCCGTTTTCAATGGATTTGACATAAATATCGACAGCTCTTTTGCGCAGACCCCAAAATGGGAATGGCGCGCCCAATACGCTGGCGATTTTATCTACGCTTTCTCTTGCGGCTCCTTCTGTGGCGGCTTTCGCTACCTCTAGCATTGGATCTTCTATTGGCATTTTGTGTCCCCCCCAGCATGACTATTTTTGCAACAACAATGTCCATAAGGCGGGCATTGCGTAAAACAAGAGATAGCTTGAGTACAATCATGATACTGACCCACGACACGGACTGCGGCATGACCCTTCACGGCGGTTTTCACCGCACTTTGGACAGTTACACGAGCTTTCGCCATGTAAATCACCTCCTATGTGTAGACGACAGGCACCCCTGCACAGTGCGCTCCTGCCTCCTTCGGTTGGTACGTCGGGAGGGCAAGGGGTCGGGTGTTTGCTGTGCAGGCACATAGGATACGGGCATACCCAGACTGTTCTTTTTTATACTATCATACCTTGCCGAAAAAGGCAACATGGCACCGGAAAGGAGGTCATGCCATCTGATCGTAGATTTCAGCAAATGGAGCGCCGGAGCGCGTCCTTCCCTGGTCCTGCGGACGCTGTCCGGCACAGCCATTCAGACGCTGGGCTGCGCCTACGGCGTGTCCGCCGAATTCCATTACAACGAGACCTCCACCCTGACCTTTTCCTATCCTGCCCGGCTGGATGGCAGGAGAGTCCCCGGCTACGAAAAGCTGGTGGGGATGCGCGTCGTGGACGCTGTTGGTATCGGCCAGTTTCTGCTGGTGAACCCCGGCATCAAGGAGAGCGCCTCCAAGGAGGTCAAGACTGTGACTGCATACTCCCTGGAGTATGAATTCACCTTTAAAAAGCTGACGCTGGAGCAGGGCACCTATAACTTCTGGAATCCGGCGGCACAGCAGAATACCATCCTCGGCATCATCCTGGAGAAGATGCCCTCCTGGCATGTGGGCCATGTGGACGGCACGCTCATCGGGAAATACCGCACCTATGAGGTGAATAACGAAAACCTCTACAATTTCATCAAGGGCACGCTCCAGGACAGCTACGGCTGCATCTTTGATTTCGACACCTATCAACGGGAGATCAATGTGCGGGACGTGTCCTCCTCCGCTGCTATCCAGCCGGTGTATGTGTCCCTGCACAACCTTGCCAAGGAGATCGAGGTCAAGGAGGATACGGAGAATATCTTTACCTGTCTGGATGTCAACGGCGCGGACGGCGTCTCCATCCGTAACGTGAATCCCACCGGCACCAACAAGATCTATGATCTGGACTACTTCATGACGGAGGAAAACTTCCCCGCCTCCCTGATCGCCAAGTGGAACAGCTGGAAACAGGGGTATAGCGGATATCAGGCGGAGTATTTCAACCGCACAGTGGAAAACGCCCTGCTCCATGTGCAGCAGGAGACGGAGAAGGCCGCCCTCACCGGGCTGGAAAACCAACTGAAAACCCTGGAGACCCAGCAAGCGGTCATAGTGGATGCGGCCTCCCAGGGCGTCGCCGGGGATCTCCCCTCCTATGTGTCTCAGATCGCGGCCAAAGAGGGCGAGATCCGCCGCAAGAAGGAGACGCTTGCCGCGATTGACGCGCAGATGCAAGAGAGCCAGGCGGCGCTCCAAGCGATCAACAGGGAGGTATCCTGGTCCGCCTACGGCATCACGGCGGAGGAGCAGAAACTCCTGGACCGCTACATCAAAGAGGACGCGCTGTCAGACAGCTCTTTTGTCTCGCCGGAGGTAGACAGCTATACCGTCCCCGGCGAGAGCTTTCCGAACGCCAATGTGTCCGTATCCATCACCGGCGCGCAGATCACCGGGGCCACCCTCTCCGGCGGCAAGATCGTCTACACGGCCTCCGGCGGAACCGCTGTCGTGACGGTCAATGGAGAAGCAAAGCTCGCCGGCGGCAATATCCGCAGCGCCTTTGACTGTCTCAGCGGCTCCGGCGTAGCCTCCATCTATTTGGAGAAGGGGTGTGCTACGATCTCAGGCCCCATCGCCGTGACGACGGACGCCCATCGGGACCCGGAGATCGGAGGCGCCTACATAGAGGGGACCACCGCCTCTATCTCCAGCGCCAATGCCGACGTATATATCACCACAAAACTCACAGCTTACTCCCAGCGGGCGGTGGAATGGGATCTGTACGACTATGGCCGAGAGGTTCTAAGGCGGCTGTCCTCCCCCGCCTACACCTTTTCTGTCAGCTCCGGTAATTTCCTCGCCATGGAGGACTTTGACGCATTCCGCAAAGCCCTGAAGCTGGGAGACAAGCTGTACCTGGATCTGGGAGAGGCCTTCGGCGTCCTCTCCCCTGTCCTGATTGGCGCAAAGCTGGATTTTGAAAATAAGGACCTGTCCCTGGAATTCGGGGACAGGTTTTCTTTGCGGGACAGCGCCTTCAAGCTGGCTGACCTGCTGGACCAGTCGGTGAGCATGGGCAAGAGCTATGATTTGGGCAAATACAATTCCCAAGCGTTTGCCAACGCAGGCGGCACCTCCGGCGTTCGGGAGCTGATCGACGGGATGCGGGACCTCTCGCTGCAGGGGCTCTACTCCACCAGCGGGCAGGCATTTACCGTAGATGGCACCGGGCTTCGTCTGCGGGAGTGGACGGACGATACCCACACCGCCTATAAGGACCAGCAGATCTGGATGACCAGCAATAAGATCCTGTTCACCCGGGATGGCTGGAACACCGTTGACGTCGCCATCGGCGCCTTTAAGGACGCCAAAGGCAATGAGATCAGCGGGATCAACGCGGATATCCTCGCAGGCCGTCTGCTTGCGGGAGAAAACCTGGTAATCGAAAGCGTCAAAAAGGACGGCGGCGTGGCGGTCTTTCAGGTGGACGCGGAGGGTGCAAGGCTCTATAATTCCCAGTTCGACCTGGTAAATGAATACGTGGCGGACGGGGCCGCCAAGGTGGGACAGATCAGCCTCCACCCCTCCGTTGGCATGATCGCCGCCAGCTCCGGCAAGGCGAACAGCTTTTATGCTTACGACGGCAGCGGCAATATCGTCGGCATCAAGGCCACCGACGGCACTGCCCTGCCCAGCATCAGCGATATGGGGGCCAAGACGCCCGCCGTCAACTTCTGGGCCGACAACCAGGGGAATGTGTATATCAAGGGCACAGTTTACGCCACGGACGGCATTTTCAGCGGGAAGCTGGAGGGCGCTACCGGGAAATTCAAGGGAACGGTCCAGGCCGCCGATTTTCTTGACAGCTCCGGAAGCAGTATGCTGACCAACGGGAAGTTCAAGTCCGGGTATCTGGATCTCTACGGCCTGACCGTACGCAATCAGTCTACCGGGGATATCTCCTTCCAGGTCGGCGAGGACGGCGCTGTGTCCATTAACGGCAATGTGTCCATGGGGGCGGGCAGCACCATCAATTGGGCGGGGGTCAGCAATCAGAATATTGAGAACAATCCCGCCTACACAATGGCCAGCAGTGCCGTCGCTGTGGCGAACGGGGCCAGTATGAACGCCCAAAGCGCGCTGGATAATCTCGCGTTGATTGCAAACGGCCAGTACATGGGCGGCACATTTATCAATGGAACCAATATCTATGCACCAAACCTGTACGGCGACACCATTACTTTGATGGACGGATATAGCCACAGGGTCGGCGCGATCTCTCTGCGGCAGGGCGCCACCTACGCCATGGACATCAGCAGCGATTTGAGCTTGCGGATGAGCGCGGCGCAAAACGTGTACCTGACCAATAACCAGGCATGGCTGCAAATGAAGGATAGCAATTTGACCATCGGCGGAAATTTCGTCGTGAACGCCTATAACTACAACACCATGAGGGGTGTGTTTGGGTACACGCTGCCGTCAACCGGTGTGTACGGCCAGGTGTTCTTCCTGCTGGGAGGCTGATATGTCTTTCCGATTGAGAGTATATGCGCCCATAGACGGTGTAAGGCAGGTGCAGGCCGCGGCAATATCCGGCGGTGTGTTTGCCTATGGAACTCCGCAAGGCGTCAGTACGGCCTGTATCGACGAGGACTATATCACCACGGGCGTCCGCATCAGCGCCACTCTGGAGGCAAATTATGCGGTAAGCCAATGGGTCGTCAACATTGACGGCGCTGTAAGATCGCAGACGGGGTCTGTCTGCACCGTCAGCTATGCCTCCTCTGCGTCCAACGTGCAGGTCAGGCTGGAGGTTGTATACAGCCCGCCCACAACCTACTATGCCACATTGAATTTTGACGCCGCCGGCGGATCCGGCGCCCCGGCAAGCATTTCCAACACCAGCACCCGCGCGGACGGCTATGTACCATTCACGATCCCTTACGCCGCCCCCTATCGGGCAGGCTACACGTTTCTTGGGTGGTCAGCAAATCAGGCCGGCTCCGGGAAGATATATCAGCCCGGTGCGAGCGATATCTGGTGGGGATCGACCTATCCCGGCGGAGCTGTCTACACCCTCTACGCCGTGTGGGCTGACGCGGGCGGCAGTGTGTATATCTTCACCGGAAGCGGCTGGCAGAAGGCCGTGCCTTATGTGTATAACGGCGGCTGGCAGAAGGCGGCTCCCCACATCTTTACCGGAGGATGGACAAAGACAAAGTGATCCATCCTCCATCCAACAAAGGAGGCATTGACATGAATTATCAGGACTGGCAGCAGAACCTCCAAACTGTGCGGGCCCTGCTGGGGGCGATCCCCGTGGCGGGAGAGCGGCATGTGGGAATTATGGGCCAGATATTCTATCTTCTCAGCCAGATGGAGGACGAGTGCGCCGCCTGCCTCCAGCAGAAGGCCAAGGAGGACCAGGCGGCTGGTACGCCGCAGTAAGGAGGCTGTCACATGTCATTCATCGGCACATCCATGATCTTTGATGGTGTGTCCAGCGAGGAGATGGGGCTTGCCCTGTTCGATTTTTCCTCCAAGCGGCAGAGCGGCACCCGTTTTACCGGGGACCTCTCCCCTGCCCAGGAGCGCATTGAGGGGCGGTATCGTCCTCTTTTTTATGGCGGCGCCGTCAATGGGCCCCTTATCTTTACTATGGTGCTCTCCGCCACGGAGGAACGGGCCCGCAGAAACGAGCCCTTTGACCGGTGGGATATGCAGAAGATCACCGCGTGGCTCACAGGCCATGACGGCTATAAGTGGCTCTCCATCGTGCAGGGCGATCTGGAGGAGATCCGCTACCGCTGTCTCATCAGTGAGCTGGAGGCGGTGGAGGTATCCGGCCTTACATGGGGGTTCTCCTGCAAGGTAACATGCGACTCCCCCTTCGCCTATCTGGCTCCTGTCGCTTACACGTTTGCAGTCAATGGCAGCGGCTCCGGGCAGGTGTTCAGCGAGAGCTCTTACAACGGGTTTTACTACCCAAAGCTTGTCATTTCGGGACACACAGGCGGAACGGTCTCCATCGATATCCGGAATAAGCAGGAGCGGGGGACTTTCACCTTTCAGGGGCTGCCTGCCGCCGCGGGGACGATGACCATCGACTGTGAAAACTGCGTTGTGACAGCGGAGGGGATTTCAAACCCCTATCAATATCTGCTTTTCCCCCCGGGTTTTCATTTCCCCCGCTTTGCCCGCGGGGTCAACCATATTGCGTTGGCCGGCACAGGGAATTACACCTTCACCTGTGAGTGGCCGGTCAATGTAGGAGGCTAATGATGCGCAAAAATCAACTGCCAACAATCGAGATGATCGCCGGGGAGACTTGTCCTTTTATATTTCAGGTGTCGGACCTCAGCCATCTGGACGTCTCCGTCTCCTCCTGCCAGGCGATACTCACCGTGTCTCCCTATGTCAACGACGGATCCCCGCCTGTTGTACGCAAGACAGCCAATGGCATTGCGGACGGTGTGCTGCGGATGCGGCTGGATTCTGCGGATACCCTGTCCCTGCGGGGAAAATTCGTCTATCAACTTCAGCTCTCGGACGGCAAAGAGATGGAGGCCTACAGCGGCCATCTCATCATTCACGCCAACCGGGCGCAAGACCTCTCATAGGAGGACCTATGTTTTTTACATCAAAGAAGGATTTGGTATTGGACTGCCTGTTCAGCGGCAAAAGCGGTCTGCCCACCGCTTTTACGGCGGGGCTCACTACAGCCGCCCCCGCCGCCAGCGGCGGCAGCATCCAGGAGCCGGCGGCCAGCACGGGATACCATCGGATGCCTGTCACCTTTGCCGATGCGGTCAATGGGGTTATCTGTAACAGTGCGCCGGTGGATTTCCCCGTCTTCACATCCGACGCAGGCGTTGCCACCCACTATGTGCTTTTTGACCAGGACGGCGAGCCCTTTTGGTACGACGCTCTGACGCAGCCCAGAACCTTGGAGGAGAACTCCACCGTCGGATTCCCTGCCGGAGAGAGCGGCATCCGTATTTCTCTGGTGGATGAGCTGCCCCAGGCGTCCCAGGCTGACGCCTGACGGGAGGCCCCGCTATGTCGGTAAGAACGCCGGGAACACATGTGATACGGCTGGAGCGGGACAGACGCTCTATCCCGCTGGCCCATAGCTGTCAGCCGATCCCTATCGTTTCCCGCCTTTTCCGTACCCCTCTGCAGCTCAGAGCTGCCTCCCAGTTTGCAATCGTCACGCAATCGGCGCTGGCAGGAGTGCGGCTGGCAATGAGAGGCGGTCCTGGGGATTTCGCCATCACAGGCGCGGCAGGCATGAGTAAAAGCGCCAAGGCTTCCAACAGTGGCGCATTTACGCTTTCCGCCTCAGCGTCCGCTGTGCGGCGTCTTTCTGCCTCCGCCGGATCCGCATTCGTCATAAACGGCGCTGCCGCTTTGCAGCATATTTCTTATGAACCTTTTGTTCCGGCGGATGAGGCGGACGCCCTTACAGATGTGGACGGAGAAGTGTTCATGAGCCTTATCGATTCGGAAGGAACGCAACATGGCATATAAAAGTAAATATAAAGGCGCTCAGATCGACCAGGCTGTGGGGAGCGTACTGGACAACAGCTTAACATGGAGTGAGAAACAGGACAAACTGCAAGGGGCGGCCGGGGAATACCTCGGGTTTGACGCCGCCGGGGAGCCTAAATCCATGCCGCTTCCCTCTGTGGATGTGTCCGGTGAGATTGCCACCCATGACCAGAGCAAAATGGCTCACGGCGACATCCGCTCGGATCTCAGCGCCCTGTCTTCCCTTCTGGCCTCTTACCAGACCAGAGGCGGCGTGACTGTCGCGGGCGGGTGCGGCTGGCGGCTGGATATGTCGGTCGAACCGGTCCGCCTGGCAGATCTGTATGTCCGATTCCAGTCCGGCAGCGGCGAGATTGTACTGCGGAAGGCGGCAGGCGGTATCGTCTGCCCCTCCTATGTCAATCTGCTGTTGGAAGATCCTATGAGCTTTGCTGAAACCACAGGCGGCGTCAACACCATTGGCATTTATGCCGCCGTGGAGGGCGAGGCAAATAAGCTGCACCAGCTTTGCTGCTATGGGACTACTATGTTGTTTTACAATTCCGGCAGCAGCGTGGTGGCGAACGCCAGTATTACGCCGGCCATCGGGCTCAGCCCCGTAGCCAAGACCTCTGTCAATCCAGCCTCTGCCGCCTCCTACACCGATGTGGCCCGGGTGGAGTGCAGGGGCAATTTCACCGCGCTGACGCTGTCTCCATCCGCGGTGGCGGCAACGCTAAGCGGAAAGGAGGTGATCCATTGATCATTCTCAAATTGGAGCAGGACAAATCCCTTGTGGCAACACACAAGACGCCTCTCTATCAGTTTGAACACAAGTCGGACACCGTGGTCTTTCTGCTCCCACCTGCCATTGATGACATGGTTTTGCAGAACGCCTATGCGGTGGCCAGGTTTATCCTGCCGGACGGTACGCCTCTGACCCGCGCTCTGGCCCGGAAAGGGGAGTCTTATAAAGACTATGCCCAATATGTGACTGCTTTCACCTCCGTGATGACGGCAGTTCCCGGCGAAGTGGAGATCGTGCTGTCTATTGTGGACAAGGAGGGCAGGTACGTCCTCCGCTCCTCCCCCGCCTTCCGGCAGATCCTCCCCTCCCTGCGGGCGGATGATTTGCTCCAGGAGGGGCAGCTGGACCAGCTGGATTGGCTGACTATGCAGCTGGCCAGGACGGAGACCAAGCTGGATAAGGAGAAGGCTGACAGCATCTTCTGGGATGCGGACGGCGACTTCCTGCAGCTCTCCTCCCACGACGTTCCCATCGGCGACCGGGTATACGCCAGGGATATTTTTGAGGCGGATGACAATCAGGTCTTGGAATTTGGACCCATGCCGGATGTTCCTCTTCCTCCCCCGGAGCCCGATGACAGCGTGATCGAATTTGGCGGCGAGGCGGCGGACAACACAGGCAGCGATGACAGCATCATTGAGTTTGGCGGAGAGGATCAAACGCGGGAACCGGAGCCTCCAGATGCCGTCATTGAATTTTAATATCAGAAGGGTGGTGAACGGATGGCTGTAAGAGTTGCGTATGGCCCGAGAGACGATATCCAAAATGCCATCAATACCGGAACGATCCCCGCTGGCAGCATGATCTTTACCAAGGAGGGCGGCGATAGCGCGGAGCTGTTCTTCTACGACACAAAACGCAATATGAAGCGGGTGGTCAGCAAAACGACCTTTGGAACCTATGAGGAAGCCGAAGCGTGGATCAAAAAGTACCCCTGCGTTGGGCAGTGCTTTTCAATCTGTGTGGACGGGCGATGGGGGCTGTATCTGGTGCAGGATGGCGGCCAGCTGGATTTTATCTACGGTGAGCAGAGCGTGATCGAGGCCCCCACGCATTTTGATTTCCCAAATATCGGCAAGCCCAGCCGGGTCTATATCGCCGTCTCTGAAAATGCCGGGAACGGCTACTATTACAGATGGAATGAAGCCGCAAGCGCCTATGTGAGACCTGACGACGAACCGCCGGAAGTCATCAGCGGCGGTTCCGCGAATACCTGACGCGCATGGCGCGGACACATCACACTATTTTTGTGGAGGAAACTATGAGCAATAAGAACATGACTGTTAAGATCCTTCTGCGCAATGATACGCTGACCGCCTGGGAGGCCAGCTCTCTGGTCCTGGGCAAGGGCGAGCCCGCCGTTGTCTACATCCCCGACGCCGTCAGCGCAAACTACCAGGTCAAGCTGAAGTTCGGCGACGGCGTTCACACCTTCTCTCAGCTGAAGTATTTCGGCCTCCAGCTGGAGGACATCCCCATGGCCTCCGAAGCCGCAAACGGCCTCATGAGCAAGGAGGACTTTGCCAAGGTCGCCGCGCTGGGTGCGCTTGCTTCCAAGGATGAGATCGCCTATGACGATCTGGCCGCCGCCCTGAAAACGCTCATCGACGGCAAGGCCAGCACCGCCGATATGAACGCCAAGATCGGCGATCTTGGTGAGAAGAGCGTCAAAGCCTATGTGGACGACAAGGTTGCCGACGTGGTGGCCGGTTCCATTGACGGCCTGGGCGCTCTGGCATCCAAGGATAAGGTGGCTGCCGGCGATCTGGAAACGAGTCTGAAAACCCAGATCGACACCGCGACCAGTGACATTGCTACGCTGAAGGGCGCTGCTGATGTGGCCGGTTCCGTCGCTGAGGCTAAGAAGGCCGGCGACGACGCTCAGGTCGACGTGGACGCTCTGGCCGGCAAGGTGGGCGCTGTGACTGAGGGTAAGACCGTTGTGCAGATGATCGACGAGGCCAAGACTGCCGCCACTTATGACGATACCGCTCTGGCTGGCCGCATGTCCACCCTGGAGGGCAGCGACGCCGGCAAGTCCGCCCGCGCTATCGCCGCTGAGGAGACCGCCAAGATCGTGGCCGGCGCTGACGCCGCATATGACACGCTGAAGGAAGTCTCTGACTGGATCTCCAGTCACAAGACGGACGCCGCCGCCATGAACTCTGCCATCCTTGCGCTGGAGGCTGTCCTGGCCGGTATCGGCGGCGAGGGTGAGAAGCCCACCGTGGTCGCCTATGTGGCCGATGCCATTGCTGCTCTGAAGATCGGCGACTACGCCAAGGCCGCAGACCTGACCGCTCTGGCCGCCCGTGTGACCGCCGCCGAAGGCAAGCTGGACACCCTGACCGGCGCCGACACTGCGGCCGGTTCCGTTGCCAAGGCGTTGAAGGACGCCAAAGCGTACACCGACGAGAAGGACACCGCCATGGGCGCCCGTGTGACTGCTCTGGAGGGCAAGTCCACCAATGTCGCCGCCTCTGAGACAAATGGCAATATCAAGGTGGACGGCCAGGAGGTCACAGTCTACACTCTGCCCGACACTGTTGTTACCACTGCCGACACCCTGATCCTGGACGGCGGCAACGCTGTGGCGTAAGGCGAATCGAGATCACATGATAGAGCAGGAGGGCACACCCCGATTTGGGTGTGCCCTCCTGCTTTTCTGTTTGGAAAATATCACTTATTTTGTCAGCAAAACACACAGTCGCATGAGGATCGCAGCGACCTCCGCACGTGTAGCAAATCCGTTGGGATCAAGCAGATTGCCAGGCTTGCCGGTAATGATGCCGTTCTCAACCGCCCAGCGCATGGCATCCACTGCATAGCTGCTGACGCTTGCGCTGTCTGCGAAAGCACTCAGGTCGTCGGCAAGCTTCTGCGCCCCGTCTTTCCCCGTTGTGTAGCGGTACAGGATCACAGCCAGCTGCTGACGTGAGATGTTCTCCCCAGGATGGAAATACCCGTCTGGATATCCTCCGACATAACCGTTGTTAGAGGCCCAGTTCACCGCATCGCTGTACCAGGCTCCTTGGACTACATCAGCAAAAGAGCTGTCGCCGGATGCTGCCGCAGCGTTCTCCAGATTATACAGAAGTTGAGCGACCATACCGCGAGTCAGGTATGTATTGGGAGAGAACTCAGATGCCGTCGTTCCCTTCATGATCTCATGGGAAGAGGCAAAAGCCACCGCGCCGCAGAACCAGTTACCCTGGCTGACATCCAGGAAGGTCTTCGCGTTATCACGGATAGTCAGCTCGGCGCTGTTTTCCAGAATAACTGCCAGACCGTCTTCTGTAACAACTGACAGCTTGACGATTTCGCCGGTCTTGTCATTGAGCGCCACAGTCGTGGCGCTGGCAGATACAGGCAGACACACCGATACGCTGCCCAAGCCGGCAGGGAGTGTCACGGCAGCTGTCACGTTCTGTCCAGGCTGCTCCACTGTGACAATTTTAACGCCGTCGGTTCGTGTTTGGGTCGTTGTGACGGAACCTGTTCTGCTATTGGTGACTGTTGTAGTAACCGTTCCATCCGGAGCTGTTTCTGTCTTTGTTGTGGTCTCAGGCGCATTGGGCCCAGACGGGATCACAGCAGGCGGAACAATGGGAACGGTCAAGGCGGGGATTGTTATGTCGGTCAGGGAGATCTCATGGCTCCCGGCTTCGTCGCTGAAATAGCCGTCACAGACAGCACAGTGCCAATACGCGATGTTGCCCGGGGCCTCATAGGTGGGAGCCTTCGCATCAACATAAGCCAGAACATGGCCCAGAGCGGCGGTGCTACGGTTTTCGGTGTGACTGGTATCGTTTGCGCACACGCGGGTCTCAATCCCAGCGTCGGTGCATGTGGGGAGCGTTGTGATTGTCCACTCGCCAAAACTATGGCCGATGGCGGGAATATCCTCTGTCTCCATGTGATTGGCATCCAATTTGCAGACATGGACCTTCGTTCCGGTCTCCGTACAAGTCGCTTCTTTCGTAACAGTCCATTCGCCCCACTCATGGGTATGGGTGGCAGCGATCTGGCAGAGGCTCCAATCATCGAAAGAGCCCCATCCGCCTGCATCGGCAGTGATATTGACGCCTACGGTCACATCAGCTGCTTCCGTCACCGTAAAAGCAATGGTCGCGTTCTGCCAATTGCCCCATCCAGACATGACGATGCTTTGAGATGGGAGACTGTCGCTCAGTTTGACATATGAATAAATATTGGCATTGTCTCCAACGTCGCCGCCCTGCCCGTAGACGGAGAATTCATAGGTCCCGGGCTGCAGGGCGACCGTCTGCTCGGCGTACCAGCTATCGATCTCGTTGGCAGAATAGAAATGCAGGCAGTAACTGCCATTGCGGTTGTTGCTGGCCTCCCTGTTGGTGATCCCCTTGGAAAATCCGGCGCTCAGTGTATAGGCGGTGTTCCCCTCTTCAAAGCCAGGGTTTTGGAGCAGGTTGGGATAAGAAACCGTTACTGTACAGACAGCTTCTGCGCCGTCGCCCACTGTGCCGTGTACGGTATATACACCCGGCGTTCCCATATCTACCGAACTGACGTCCTCCTGATTCCATGTGACCGGCAGATCTTCGGAAGTGCCGATATTATAGGTAACCTTTACTGTGGCAGGCAGGGATAAAATGTCTCCTGCTGTGTAAGCCTGCTCAACACTTTCTACTGAAGTGATCGTGACGCTGCTGACAGTGGTCCCGGTCTGCATGTACTTCCATACATACAGGGACTCCAGCGGTATGCCATCAAAATCGAACAGGGCCTGGTTATCCACGGCAGAGCCTCCATACCACCGTCCTGCGTCATTGGGGTCATATTCGCCGCCGTAAGAAGATGCCCACCCAGAACCGTACTGCTCCCAGAGCAGTTTATTCTCCTCTACCTGGGCAGTGTATTCATCTCCGGTTAGGTTCGATACATTGTGGACAGGGATCCATGCGGCCTCCCAGTAAAACAGTCCAAGCCCGGCATCGCCTACGTTTGCTACCGCTTGGGCTACGGCAGCTACCTCGGTAGCCTGCCCTTGGACAGAGAAATCATAGGCGGCATTCTTATCATTCTGACCAGTGCGGACTGTGTTGTCATGTCCATCGCCGTCTGCCAGCGTCCACGCCCAGGAGGTCTCCGCCGCCATGACCTTTTTACCATAGGTATCAGCTACATTCTTCAAAACGGAGGTCAGGTTCTCCGGAGTGCCGTGCCAGAAAGGATAATAGGAACTGGCAAACACGTCGTAATCTACGTTGTTGTCATGCAGCTGCTTGGCAAAGTTGGCATAATTGCCAGCGCGCTCCGGGTTGGTAAAGTGGATGGCGACCAGAATATTAGTATCAACATCCCGTGCAGCTTTGGAACCTGCGGAAAACAGCTTGCAGGTGTTCTCCCAGCCATCGCTGTTGTGCCAGACGCCGCAGATGCCGTTAGTGGTCTCGTTGCCCACCTGGATCATACCTACATTGACACCAGCGGCGCGCAAGGCTTCCAAACTCGTTTTCGTATAGTTATAAACGGCGGTCTCCTTCTGCTCCAAGGTGTAGCCGGACCAAGCTTTCGGCTCTGTCTGCTTACCTGGATCTGCCCATAGGTCGGAGTAGTGGAAGTCGATGAGTACCTTCATACCGGCATCTGTGGCCCACTTGCCCATGGTGATGGCCGCATCCAGGTCGTTGTTGCCCCCGCCATAGCCGTTATGGCTGGCGGTAAAGGGGTCGTTCCAGACGCGCAGACGAACCCAGTTGACGCCGGAGGCGGCGAGGAGTTTCATAAAATTCGCCCCTTGTCCCTCCACTGTACTGCCCAGGGAGCTGCCGTCCCAATTTTTAAAAGCAGCCCCGCTGTTAAGGATGGACAGCAGAGAGGATACATCCGCGCCCTTGATAAAATCCGCCGATTCGCTTCCCGTCACATAAGGGACATAGACATTGGCTTCAACGGGGACCGGAGTATAGGGCGGGTTGGGGTCTTCGCCGCCGGAGACAATGGAACCGGTGCCGTAGAGCTTGAGGTTGTCCAGGCTTCCCCAATAACCAGCAGGGACAGTCCCGGAGAGCACAAATGAGATTTCTGTATTGTCTGTCAGCGTAAATTCCTTGGTAGTGTAGGTTTCCCAAGCATCCCATCCGGCAGTAGTGTAAGTTCCGGAATCAGAGGTCAGAACACCGCCGGCTGTCACAGAATAACTAAGTCCGCTGTCAGAAGCAGCTCCAGACAAATCAAAGGTGAACTTGTAAGTGCCCGCCGTCAGAGAGACGGGGTACACAGCCCAGGCACTGGCCGCTTCGCTGTCAGATTGCCATAGGTTTAGAAAATAACTTGTGTTATTTACGGCATACGTATCTTGCTTGACTTCATTGAACCCAGAGAGCGTCCAATGCGCAGCATCCCCGCTTTCAAAGTCGCCATTAGGCAAAGGGATTTCGGTGAATTCTTCTCTGGGAGCAGCCGCCTCGAAAGCAATGACATGATTTGTCAGCATTGCCCAGTTGGCATCATATAGCTCGCCAACAATATAGTATGTACCCACAGTAGGCAGAGTGACTTCAGTAACTAATGCATGTTCATTTACAATAGTTGCATCAGCGTTACCGTCGCTATGGTCGTTCCAGGAGTCTGCCCAAAATGTAAAATTCAGCCCCTCGGACGCCAGATCCGTGACTTCTGCTCCATTCTTTGTCACAGAAGCAGTAAGTGTGACCGTATCACCTGCCTGTACCTCGGTTTTGCTGGCTGTAACAGTGACAGAGTAGGTATCCCCTTCCGCCAAAGCTGCCGGCATCATGCCCAATATCATGGCAAGTGCCATAAGCCATGCTCCCCATCGTCTTCGCAATTTTCTCATCTGTTTACCTCCTAAATCAATCATTCTTATTCCTGTCGCCGACAGGAATAGACAAGCCATATGGCTTGTTGCGCAAATTGCGCATATTCAGGGGATATGCTACCATGAGAATACACTATATTTAGTTAAATAGCAAGTATTTTTCTGCGAAAATTTTGCATTTTTGTTAATAGCTTCCATTACAACGCGCAATAATTGCGCAACAATAATTTGAACGCGCCTCGGCCAGTCAGCCGGGGCGTCTTTTTATTCAAGAAAGTGAGCGTGACATAAATTGGCTGATAAGAAAGTAAAGAAAGTTCGTTCCCAGCTTCGCCGGGACACTGCCGCTAATTGGGAGGCGCAGAATCCTGTGCTCCTGGCCGGTGAGGAGATCCTGGTATACACCAACGCGGGAGAGACCAGGCGCAAAATCGGCGACGGCGTTAAGTCTTACACCCAACTGCCCTTTGACGATGAGCGAATTTATAATGCGCTCAATGACAAACAGGCCAAGGTGACAGGTACTGCCAGCCAGATCGCTGGATTCAACGCCAGCGGCGCTCTGGAGGCACGGAATCTTCCTACTGCCGCCGAGTTAGGGGCTGAGCCTTCGGGCAGCGCCTACTTGGCGCAGGTGAATGCCGAGGCACATGCGGACAGCGTCCTCTCTGCCCATGACCAGAATCCTGCCGCCCACGTCGATATCCGTTCCGCTCTGTCGGAAAAGCAGCCTAAGCTCACCGGCGCGTCGGGGCAGTTTGTCGGCTTCGGCGCCGACGGTGCGGCAGAGGCCAGGAATGTAACGGCAGGCGATGTGGCCTTTGCCGACGGCGAGACGTTCCAACAGAAGTATGAGGCTGGGGAGCTGACCGGCGCAGACGGCAAATCCCCCTATCAGGCGGCGGTGGCGGATGGTTACACCGGAACGGAAGCGGAGTTTTACGCGGCGCTGGTGACGCTCAAGGATGCGCCGTTTCTGCCGCTGAGCGGGGGAACGATGAACATTAACGGAATCGATAACTTTGTTTTTGGTGTCAATACCTCCGGCAGGACCTTGTTTCGGATTGCCGGTGTGAGCTTTACTGCAAGTTCATCTGATCTGGACATCGACGCTGAAAATATTGTGATGTCCGGAGGACTTATTGCTTTTGCTGCAACCAATGTTAATCTGTTGGAGACCGAGAGTGTTGACGTCCCCGACCCCAACTATGAGACAAACGCCGCCAACAAGGGCTACGTTGACGCACAGCGGCCCAAGCAGCAGTTAATTACCCTCACCACCTCTGCATGGGAGAATCATCTGCCCGGAAGCGGTGAGGCTGTCCCAGACAGACAAACATACCGCTATCAGGCAGTCTCCGTCCCCGGCATACTGGCGGACGAGAGTAAACAGCTCATCCAGCCTGTGCCCACCATGGATGCCCAGGAACTCTACATTTACCATGGTGTGAGGTGCATGCAGCAGAGTGAGAATCAATTGATTTTCTACTGTGACACCGTGCCCGTCGATGATCTGAGCGTGTATATCGTCTGGCAGGAGGTGCAAGCGGGATGATCTATAACGACCCGATGCTGCGGCCGAAGAAAAAGCCACAGAAGGTCAGGCTGACGATGACGGGGTTCGACGGTAACATCATGATGTATGTGGAAATCGGCGGCGTACAGTATACCGGCAGCAACGTGGTTGAGGCCGAAGTTGGTTCCACGGCGAATTGTTATATAGACAATACGCTGGCCTTTAACCTGAAAATAATCGTAAATGGCGTAACCGTTAAAAGCGAGAGTGGTAATGGAGGGGTGTATTTTGTTGAGTACCCATATACCGTCACGAAAAATGCGACGATCCATTTTGCCGCAAACCCCATAAATGCATCTATCACCATCACTGAAGAAAGTTGAGGACCACATATGGAACTACTGCAAATTATCTTGGCCTCCGGCATCAGAGGTGTGTTATATGATTCATAATCCGATGGTGATTAAGAGCGGAATTAAACTGCCCTCCATCGACAACCCCGGCTCTGCCGCTGACCTGCTGACCGGGAAACAGCTCATCGACCAGGCCGGGAATCCTTTAACTGGGACCATGCCGGAGGTAGAGCAGGCAACGCCAAATATCACAGTCAATTCCAACGGACTTATTACAGCCAGCAGCACCCAGAGCGGAGGCAAAGTCGCCGCCGGGACGAAGAACGCCACTAAGCAGCTGACAACACAGGGCGCGCAGACCATCACACCCGGGACAAGCAACAAGACCATTTCCAGCGGCCGCTATCTTACTGGGGTGCAGACGATCAAAGGCGACGCTAATCTTGTGGCGGGAAATATCAAATCCGGCGTCAGCATATTCGGCGTGGCGGGGAGCTATGCGGGGCCGGAAGTGGTGACGGATCGGTTGACTCTCGCTCCCTACGAACTCGGATGGCGGTCCGACACACAGGATTTTAGTGTGCAGCTCACTAATATCCCATCGGAGATCCTGTGGGTGGATATAACAATAGCGTCCATGGCTGCTATTGAAAGAGCGTCGTATAACAGCAGCATCGAGTACATTGTTTCTCTGCACGGGAACCCGAGTCTCAATAATAACTACGTCGGTCTGTTCGGGATCACGGCATATGGCGGAGGCAGTATTCATTTAAGTACATCCGGCAGCTACTGCTATTTCTTGGCAAATACGGGAACATCCAAGGTTTTGACCTTCTATGGAAACAATAAGATTTATCACGCTGTAAACACAGTATATACGACGATCAATCTCCGGGTCATATACAAGAAGTAAAATGCTTCAATAGGTCGCTTGAGGCATTATAAAAACAGGGGAGGGGCGGCAAATGCCGCCCCTCCCCTGCTGTTTATTCTGGGAGAGATGTGTTTATTTGTTATTCAGCTCGCAGAAGCGCATGAGCATGGCGGCTACCTGGGCCCTCGTGGCGCTCTGCTGGGGCAAGATCGCACTGCCGCTGCCGCTGATGATGCCCGTGCTCACCGCCCAGGCCATAGCCTCCTGTGCCCAATCGCTGACGGCTTCGCCGTCGATAAACTGCCCCAGCTTCGCCAGCTCAGAGAGGCCCACGGCGGGGCTGCCCGCATAGCGGTACAGCATGACCGCCAGCTCCTCGCGAGTGATGGAGCCATTGGGGTTCGTGCCGTCGGACACGCCGCTGGACATCGCCCAGGACTGGGACAGGCTGTACCAGGGCTCGCCGCCGTCCACCTTCGCGCCGCTCATCCGGCCCAGAATCGTCCATACCATGGCCCGGGTGGTGGTGGCGTTGGGGGCAAAGGTTGTGGGTGTAGTGCCGGTCATCAGCCCCTTGGCAGTCACATAGGCCACCTCGTCGTAGAACCAGTCGTTGGCGGACACGTCCACGTAGTTGACAGCAGGAACCACCGGCGTGTCAGGCTCGTCTGGGGTGTCCGGCTGGGTGGGCTTGGTGGGCTGCGTAGGAATCACGGGGATGTAGGGTGGCATGGAGTTAAACAAAGCGGTGTAGGTCTCAGCGGCGGCGGTAACGGTGATTTCAGTTTTGCCAGCCAACAGCCTGCCCGCACTGTCTACCCAGCCGGCAAACACGTCGTACCCGGCATCCTCAAGAGCGGGGAGGATGATCTTGGAACCCACAGAGGTCTTAATCTCGGTCTTGGCGCCCCTGTTATCCAGGGTCACAACAGCAGCAACAGGCTCTTCACCCTCTGCGGTTTCAGGGTACAGATCCCTTACGTCGCCGCCAAGCTTGATGGCATCCGCCACAGCTTCCGCCTTATCGGTGTAGTAGCTGTAAGGGGCATTAGAATTTTTGACCGTGCTGTACAGCTCGGCAGTCAGTTCAGGGGCCAAATAGCCCTCGTCAACAGGCGCAGAGAAGTTGCCGTCGAAAACAACAATGTTGGCACCTTGGCTCTCTACGGACACCGCAGGCGTATCCTCAGACTTCAAAGACTGGAATGAACCACCCTTGATTTGAACATCAATCAACTGCGGCGCTGGATTAGTAGCATCTTCATTGATTTCTTCCATCAGGGCATACGCCGCGCTAAACGTACCGTCCTTAATTTCGACTTTGACGGGCAGTTTCGTGCTATGCTGCTTGATATAAATACCGCAGCTCTTTGTTGTGGAAATGGCACCGCCAGTACCCTCTACCGTGCCAGTGCTGGTGGAGCCGGTAAAAGTACCGCCATTGATCGTCAATTCACCGGCAGCAATGTTGAAAACACTGCCATCGGCCGACTTCATCACAGCGCCTTCATCAACAGTCGTTTTTGCGTAGCCAGCAAGATATACGGAGGTATCCTTGTCACAAGAAACGGACGCGCCGGAATAAATGTGGATTTCCGGAATTGCCCCGGTTTCCGCATGAATGTTGCCGCTAACATAAATTGGCTGCACACCAGAAAGAGAGCCATAAATGTCAACCTTCACGCCATAGCTTGTATTGGCACCGTTCGCCTCACAAATCGCAACAGGATACTGTCCGCCTGTGACAGTAACGTCCTTGCCAATTGTCAGGGATGTTTCTATTTTATTATCTGTGCTGTGGCCGATCATGTAAAATGTGAAATAACCGCCATCAATCGTACCCGGACCGACAAGATTCAGCCCTCCGCCATTATTCACTTGGAAATAGCTTTGACCGATGAATTTGACAGTATTCCCATTCAAATTAAGGGAAATCTTTTTGCCGTTGACTATGATGGCCGACATGGAAGACGAATTTTCCAGCAGGGTCACAGTGTCGCCATTATTGGCGGCATTGATAGCATAACCAAGTGTGCTGTATTCCACTCCGTTTACAGACGCTGTGGCCTTGCTCGCATCTTTGACAATATTTCCGGTGGCCGGATCATACTTCAAATTTGACCCTTTGGGGAGATAGCTGGTCCCAGCGCCCTCGGGATTATCAGAAGGATCGAAGCCTACAAAGGTCCCGCCAGTAATAGCAATGGTTGCCGTTTGATCCTTGTAGCTCGCGTCAACTACATTGATAATATATTTTGCGAAGGAGGGGACAAGCGATTTTACAGTTGGTGCGAGATCAAAGGTACCGCCCTTAATGCAGAGATTTCCCTTTTGTACCTGCACCGCAGTCATTGCGCCATAAAAAGTTCCGCCTTCGATCGTTAGACTTCCGCCGTTCACATTGATCCCGTAGGAATTATTGTTCTTAGCCTCGGCGTCAATTGTCCCGTTTCCTTTGATCGTGACCGTACTCTCAATCTGAAAGAACGCCGGAGTATGCGTTAAACTGCTATTCACCTTAGTCTGGTCCCATGTGATCGAGTAAGCGGCAAGGTCAATTGTTAAGTCCTTATCAATTGCAATGACGGACTGTAAGTCTGTCGTTGTCGGGTCAGGAACAGCCGTAGGATCAAGCACAACATCGCCGATCAGCGTCACAGTATCGCCGCTGTTTGCGGCCGTGATAGCATCTTGCAGAGTTGTATATTGGTTCGTGCCGATCTGGGCGACATATTCCGTCGTGGGGGTCTCCGTCTCCGCTAGGGGCGCGGGGGCGGATGTCTCAGTCCCAGTCTCGATTTCCGTTGTTACGGGAGGCTCCTGGCCCTCGGCCTCCCCTTCCGCGAGCGCCGTCATGGGCAGCAGCGTCAGCATCATCGCCAGAGTTGTCAACATCGCCAGCAATTTCCGTTTCATAAACTTTCCTCCTTCATTTTTTAAGACCAATTCTGTTATGTTGTACATAACAGAGCAAAAGGTTAACCTTTTGCAGCTGGCTAATATTATTTATTATATCACAGAGAACCGGATCTGTATAGATACACGCAAAATAATATAGAAAAATTTCTCGTCTTTTCAAAAGGAGTTTCAACATGAACACAGTCAAAGGCTCCACGGGGAGCGAAACCAGGCTCATCAAGGCCATCCAGAAGGCCGTTGGCGCCAATCCGGACGGCCTGATCGGGGCGCAGACCATGGCGGACATTGCCGTGGCGCTGAAGGCGGACTGCTGGCCCCTGACCATCAATCTGTACAGCCAGCCCACGATCATCTGCCGGGATATCGTCGCCTGCAACCCCAGCAAAGGGTGCAGCGGCTTTAATAACTCCATCAGCGGGTCCTTCAGCTATCAGAAAAAGCCCTGCTCCATCCTGGTGGACGGAGGGAAGACCGTATACGGGGCGGCGTGCCACGCATGGCTGGGCAAGCCGGAGAGCGTGCTGTACCGGCTGCAGAGCGGCGGCTTCGGCGTCAGACGGTGTAAAGCCTCCGCTGAGCTGCCCCAGGGTGTGCGGTGGGCCGTGGGAGGTATGGGCCTGTTGGATCTGTATAACCCGGCGGCGGAGGGGTTCAGCGGCCAGTACGCCGATGTGCTGCGCAAGACCAATCACACCATGGTTGGCGTCAAAAACGGCATGGTCTACCTGATCTACTGCAAGTCCATGACCGCTGCCCAGGTCGACGCCCACGCCAAAAAGCTGGGCCTGGAGCACGCCGTCATGCTGGACGGCGGCCATGTGGCGGCCATCAACGGCGCTGAGAGCTTTGCCAGGATCAACACCGGCCAG